TGCTTTAATAGCCCATACTACAAGACTGCGCCATACACCAACGTCCTCTTCATCAACGGCTACCGCAAGGATAGTCAACGTATCGAAAAGGAGATTGAGTGCATTAGTATCGGTAAGCCAAAGAAAGGCTTATGCCCCGACAAATGGCTTGATACCGAGTTTTTTATCATTAAATTCAAGTAGCGTATGACAAATGAGGAATTTTTCAATGCTCATATTGGTGAGCGAGTTCTTTATAAAGGTAAGGACATCGGGGCATACGTAGCAGGTTATGTAGAGGAAAAGTATATTATCTTAGGATTTGATGATTATACAGTCTGCATTCTGTGCTTCACTTCAAAAGTGAAAAATCTTTGTGACATATATCACTCATACCGATTCGCAAAGTTGAAGTATTTGGAAGTGATAAAACATCAGTAATATGGAAAAAGAAGAAAAATGTTGTGGTAACTGCCTTTGGATGGGATGCGAAGACATCTTAGGCAATGGATGGTGCTACAAAAAAGATTGCGAAACATCTTGTGATAAGGTTTGCAAGAAACATGAATTTTAAACTTTAAATATTTAAATGGAAAATAACAATTTAACATTAGACGAGTATCAGCAGTTAGCTCTAGAGACTGCTATTTATCCTAACCCTATCATTTATCCTACATTGGGATTGACAGGTGAAGCTGGTGAAGTTTCCGATAAGGTTAAGAAAGTTTTGCGTGATAACGATTCTGTCTTTACAGATGAAAAGAAGTTGGAAATTGCCAAAGAAATTGGTGATGTATTATGGTATTGCGCAACTCTTTCTCACGATATTGGATTCAAACTTAGTGATATAGGAAAAATGAACTATGACAAACTTCACTCTCGCCAATTAAGAGGAAAGTTGCATGGTAGCGGTGATAACCGTTAGTTTATGGTATGGTACTCTAAAGTAAAAGGTCTTACAGAGAAAGTAATTGAGTTATATCCAACGATGTCTTCAAGGGAAATAGCAGAGATTACAGGATTTGCCAAGACTACTATAATTCGGTGTGCTGCAAAGAATCATCTTAGGCACACCGAAGAAACACAGAAAAGAATAGATGAATATGTAAGACAGCGGAGGTCTTCTGGTAGAAAATCATACGACTATTCTAAATTGAGCGAGAAGATTACTCATACAAGAAAGATGGAATCGTGGCGTGTAAGAAGCGGTCTAGGACAAAATACGAAATATAAAGTTCGTATCACTCCAAAGCGCATACAAAATGCGATGTATCATCTTAGGAAAAAGTATGGTTATTTCTATGAAACTGTTGACAAAACTGTATTATATTACGATTCACAAACAATACGTGTGAAAAACGAGAATTACTATACTGAAAAGTATGGAATCTCTTTTATTCAGGCTGACGAATAACTTCTGTGCATTATCTATATGTTTAGGGGTGGCTACACATCGCGTGCGGTCACCCCCTTTTGTTTATAAATCAATAACCAAATAAAAACATAAGAAAAAACTAAGAACGTTTATGTAGTTTTAACTTCCAGTATATCCAACCCAAAAATGCGAGAATGCCTATAAAAAGACAAACTGATGCTATCTTACCTATATTCAAGAAAGCTCTGTCAGTCTTTGATAGTTGCTTGCCAACCTCAACTTTGTATGGAATCGAATCTCGTACAATCAAGGTATCTGATTTGTTTCTTACAATATATCTGTCTTTATATTGAAGATGGTACTTGTCCTTGAAGACTGTATCGCCTCTAATATAAACAGATACGCTATCATGCACATAGACGGAATCAGTCTTCAAGAAAGAATCCGTCTTCACTACGACTCTATCTCTGTATTCTGTAATAGGAACGTACTTTGTAGTAGTACATCTACAGAACATTGATAGAATCAGCATTGCTACTGAAATAGCAATTACAACTCTTGTTATCTTATCAATCAGTTTCATAAGCTTACTGAATTACAATCGTTACTTTTTCCTTTTTATCCCAAGCTGTCTTCATGGTCAGAATGAGCTTGCTTGTCCAGAATCGAGAATCGCTAACCCATCCTTTCTTGTCGTTTTTACCGATAAGAATACAACCCTCTGTGTCTTTTGCGGAGTTACCGCTATGTATGCGTATTCCTTCAAATCCTTTGACATTCAATAACAATGGCAACATCTTCTTGAATTTGTTGGAGTAGGTATATACACATTCATAGCTGCCGCTTGGTATTGCAGTCTGCCCATACACCTTTTTATTCTTGATTTCGTCCAAATCCATTTCCTGATTCAATCCTCTGTCTGTATCTTCAAGAGTATTGCATCCGAACAATTTGCCATTCACGTACAGACGGCTAATAGTATAGCCATCCTTTTTCCAAGCCCTATCAATTAGTACTTCCATTTTTGTTTTCCTCCTCTTTTTTATCAAACTCCTGATTCAATCTCTCCAATATCGGTTTCCAATAACTCGGCAATGCCTTCGCAAACTCAAACCTCAGAATGTAATAAATAACTCTGAATGCAACATTCTTAGGGTACGCCTTAATGAGATTTTTAAACGCATTGCATATATACACATAGCAGAATATATACGTAAGCATTTTAATCACAAATAATGCTTCTGTATTGTCGTTGCAACTTACCATGATTCCATACATGACATACACAATAACAATATACAAGAGCATCTCTAAAAGTGCGTTCTTGAACTTCGATACAGAAAAGTTCTTGCATCGTACAACACTCACGCCGTCAGCTCGCATACCGCAGAAGATATTGAAGCCAAATGCGATAACTAACGCCAAAACGAAGCCTTCCGTTGGCGTTGCAAAGGCAAGTATAGCTGAAAATATAGTAACACCTATCTGCCGAATCTGTGATGAATCTAATAAATCTGTCATAATCTGTTATCCTGAATAATTAATAAAAATAAAGTTTCGGTCTCTTTCTGCAAAGATAGCAAAAAAAAACGAAACTTCATTCAGAATAACGAAAAACTTTATACTTTTAAATCATGATACGGCAATCCTCCGTTATTCAAGAAAGAAATGCACTCATCGAAAATCTTACGTTCGTAATCGAGCGCATTGATTTTAGGAAACCATTTCTTTATTTTCTCATTATTTCGCTTAACCATTTCGCCCCAAAGGACGCACCAATCATTGATGGTGATGTTGTCATTATTGACTTCATGCCAATAATCTTTAGCAACATCCTTTGTGTGTAGCTGGTTAATGAGACAAAGATGTATATCTGCCATTTCTTCATCAAAATGGCACTCGCCAATCTCACATTGAACTTGCTTCATCATATCAAGCATTACACCGTCATTCATTCCAACTTCGCAACAATCAGCCATTGTCGCAACACAATTCTTAATAGCCTGTATATCGTTGCTTGCCAATATGTTTTCAAATACCTTTTTCATAACCGTATGTTTTTAGTGTTACTTCAAGAAATACTCTCTGATGTCGTACACACCATCCTTGTCTTTTAACAAGTCGAGTGCGAGGTGGTTGGCATACTTAACCAGATGCTCTGTGCCAATATCCTTTACGTCATCCTTTCCGAGTATCTTTGCGATGGTACATCCGTGGTCACTTACGACCTGATTCATTGCAACAGTCACTCACGCAAACTGAAACAAAAAAAGAGAGGTAATCACTTACCTCTCTTACTCAACTTGTAAGGAACACTTACATGTTCAACTATTAGGATAGAAGTATAAACAAAAATCCCCTATACTATTGGCGTAGTATAGGGGAAATATCACATCCTTGCTCGGAAAAGTGATGCTCGAAAAAAAGTATTGCAAAGATAGACAATAATTCCGAAACCACCAAATTTTTCATCATTAATTTGTTAGATACAGATACAATCCTACCCCGAACCACATTATTAATATCATAGTTGATGATGTCACCCAAGATAGAAAGAACTTATCTATCGTCTTATACTTATAAGTAATGTATAGGTAAGCAATGAACGTGCAGTTGATGATTACCAGTATCGCTACTATAATCAAAGTCTGAAACATAAAATCCATAATACTCATATATGCTCGCTTATCCGTGATGCGTAGGGCTTAATTGATTATGATTTTCTCTTGCTCTTTATGAAGTGCAGAATATCCCACTTCTTCCAATATCGGGTGTGCCCTCGTTTCTTACACTCTCCGTTTGGTATATCGCCCCTAGCAACCATACGATTGAGTGTAGCATCAGAAACGTGCAGTTTCTCCTTGACCTCCTCCGTGCTCATCATCGGATTGAGCATATCGGGGATGATGTCACACAATCTATCCAGGTCATCATCGCTCATTCCGCAAGCGGTGACCTTCTCGCCATTCTTTTGCTGCTCGTCAGCCTTAAAGCAAGCATCAGCCAATGATTTCAAAGCCGTGCCGAGCAACTTATAATTTAGTATCTTTCCCATATTACCTTTATTATTGTGAAATTTCCGTAGAAATCGCCTTTATGCGCAGATTTTACGTCCTAGTTTCGTTTCATTAACAAACATTTTAGCAAAGCTATACAAATAGAATATAGCTGTCACGACCATGACCGTAAAGCAGGAATCCACCATATCATTAGTTGTGTACCAACTCAACTCTACAATATGAGCCGCATTGATGCCTAAGAAGTACATAAATGGAATGCGATACCACTGGCACAAGAAGAAAAATCTACTTGCCAGTATCGTCACCATCGGCAGGACGTAAACCATGAAATAAATAAAGATATAGCAAGGCATATTTTCATTATAGGGGATAAACATCTCACGGGGATGCTGAGAGAACTCCCAAATGCCGTATGCGTGGAAGAACATAATAATGATAGGCACATACTTGCAGAACCAGCGGAAGAACTTTAATATTCTCCTGCTATACCGATTACCATGCTTCTTAAGCATATCCATCAGCTCCGTCACATCAATGTCCTTTATCAACCGTTGAACTTCGGCTTCTTGTTCTAGTGTCATATAACCTCCCTTTTTGTTAGTTGTTGATGCAATTATAGTTCTTAAAAGAAAGAATTTGCCACAAAATTACAACTTTTTGCACAATTCCGTTCATTTTGCGCAATATTTTATTGTTAAACTTTATAAAAAGTAACAATCTGAAAGTAATAAGTCACAAAAATAGCGTTAGAACTGAAAAAGAATGCCAGTCTAACGCTATTTCTATATCTACTTATCAGTGTTTATCCTATCACAACCTCAAGGCTCTCCATATCGGCGAACTTCAAGCCGCAATCTTTCGCTGCCTTGAACAACTCCTTCTCGTCAACTGCCTCGATGGCTACCTCTACCTCCTTGTCGGCAAGTTCCTTGAAGTACTTCTCGGTCTTCTGCTTCTGATTAAAGAAGTACTCATTAACCTCCGCAAACTTGGCGGAATCGTCCTTGGTGTATTCGTAGCCCTCATCGGCGTGCTTCTGCTCTAGCTGCTGGCACTCCTGGAGCTTGCGCTGCATCTCCTCGAACTTATCGTCCTTCAAGCTCTCCTGCGCTTCCTCCACGTCCTTGTCGTAAGTATCGGAAACTGAGCGCAGTGCCTTCATATTCTTCCAAACTCGCATAGCGGCATCATCGCTCATGGATGATGTCTTCAATGCCTTCAATGTTCTGTAGGCTGCAACAGCCTCGATTGTCTTAATCTTCTTCATTTTGTTCTATTCTTTATTTAAAATAACATTCTATTCTTTTCCCGCAAAGATACGAAAAATATTCTGTATATGCAAGGATATAAGAGGAATTATTATAATACTTAAATTACTTATATTTTACATCCTAGCCATTATTCATCTCCATCATAGAGAATATGGTATCTCTTAACGATGGTGCGGTTCTTGAATCGGCAAGTTCCCCAGTTACAGAAGCATAGTTTGCCGTTATAGACCACATTACCCACGTTGGTAAATGTTACGCTTTCTGTATGCCCTGCCAATATGGTATCTATCACCTTGCTGTCCTCACCAATAACCAAACCATCATTATAATCTTTGACGGCAGACAGACGGCAATCTACATATACATCCTTGAGACCTTCCTTACCGTTGTTCTTGATAGATACGGTGACGGTTGTCTTGCTGGATGATGCGTAGGAGGCTGTGATGGTTACGCTTACGCTGACGGATTCTGATGTGCTAACGATGCTTACGGTCTTTGGCTTCATCACAGGCAGAGGATAATATGTACCTGCCATCGTACTTCCCGTCTGCAAGGAGCTATATCGGGCTGTAGATAGGAACGGCACGATGCTATAACTTCCCTGTACCCAGTTGCCGCTTTTCTCAAAAGTAACTTCCAAGTCTTCTACTCCCTTTATCACCTTGTCCATGGTATAGCAATAGGCTACGCTGCCATCCTTTACCAGTGCTGCCCCGAAATAGCAGTTCTCAAGACTGCTGAAATCTTCCAACAAAAGGCAGTCATCGGCTTTCAGATATGGATAATAATAACCTGCACTTACCATTATCTTATCTGTAACACCGAACTTAGTGCCGTTTACAAACAGAGATGAAAATGGGGCATAGGCATTATGATTGTATCCCAGGAAATCGCCCAGACGATAGGGTGATGCTGCTCCACCTGACGGCAGTGTATAGGCATAGCCGTTGTCATCCTTATCATAATTACCTATAATAGCTTCTACCGTACCACCGCTTGGCACTGTGATACCGCAGTTTCCGGCAGTTCCCCGATAGCTGGTCTTTATATCGCAAAACGGGGTATTCAAGATATGCACTGGCTTATATCTAGCCCACTTGTTTATATTGGGGGACTTGCACAATGTGGCAACATCATTACTCGATTCTCCCAGCACCGACTTAACATCATCGATGGATATGGGGGGGTGATTTTTCCGTTATTTACACTCATATTTCTTTCTTATTTTTAATATAGTTACACTTCTTTTTATATCTACTGCAAATCGGGCATAATACTACTAAATGGGTAAAGACCCTTTACAACCCAAGTGTAATTTGCTATCACGTATATCTTATACGATTTTCCACTTGTAAGATTGGTGAAGCTTACAGTCTTGGTTTCACCTGCATTCATCGTTCCTACCGTATTCATATACTCTCCTACGACCATACTCTGTCCCTTGGACGGGTCGGTCTGATATACGCAATATACAGCAACATTTTTTACTGTAGTGGCGTTATTCTTCATCTTCAACGTTACGATGATTCTACCAAGCTTCTGCTCTGCTATAATCTGTGCAAAGTTGCTTGCAACAGCTTGTGACTGGCTGATGATGGAGAGCTGCTTGCCTCCTGCGAGGTTTGGGATGGCGTAACAAGTCATCTGATGAAGGGTGTGGTCACTGGAGTAGTTGAATGAGCAGAACATCGGAAAGGCAAGGTAATCGCCTACCTGAAGGGCGTTCTTGGGCAGCGGCACGGTGAATGTGCCCACGCTGGATGCGGTGGTGATGAACATGAGGGTGGACTTGCTCTTATCGGTGATGATGTAGCCGAAGTACTTATCCTTGAATGCGGCGAAATCGAAATAGCTTATCTGTAAGCCATCTACCGATACGATATTGTGTTCCGTGAGTATCTGATTGGTATCACTCTCACGGATGAACACGTTGGTGGATAGATAATCCTTCACCTCGGGATTGGCATTATGAAAGTAGCCTCTGAAATCTCCAAGGCGGAATGGCGCAGACGCACCGCCAGTCGGCTTGTTATATAAGGTGGTATATCCATTATTAGCCTTTGAATATTCCGCTACAAGGTCTTTCCAGTTGCTCTTGCCGTTTTCTACCGTAATATTGATGCCGTAGTTGCCATCCTTCGCCTTATACCAATCATCGGGAAAAGGGGATGGAAATACGGTAGGCTTGTACTTCGCCCAGACGTTAATCTTTGATGACTTGCAGAGCGCAGCAAGGTCGTTGCTGGATTCTCCGAGTACAGATTTCACGTCATCAACGCTGACTGGAGCCGTTATTTTTCCGTTTGCTAATGCCATACGCTTAATCTTTAAAACTTAAAACACTAGGCAAGGCAGCTCTATAAGAGCCACCCTGCGTTAATACTCACGATACTTACTCTGCTGCCTCGCTAGCCATATTGGTAGCGATAGCGGAATCAACCTCCGCTATCAATGCTGACACCTCACTGAGCTTGCTCTGAGGAACACCGCTGATGTTGTAGGTCAGCTCGCTGCCGTTGGAGCTGGCGTTGGCATTGCCGAGATAGTTACCATTGGTATCTGCGTAGATACTCATGTTGATGCTGTCGATGTTGCCACCCGTCTTGTCAACATTGTAGGTAATTTCTACTCGATAGCCGCCCTTTGTATAAGTGGCGGTTGTCTGTTCACTCTTCTTGTTAATCTTTAAATTCTCCATTTTCTTAACTAATTTAATAAATTAATATTCTTGTTATCTAATCTCTTCTTGTCACTGCTGCCTTGCTTTCCACTCAATCGCTGAACCTCTGATTCGAGGAAGACCACACGAGCCTTCAACCTGCTGACCTCATCGCCCACCTGCTCGATAGCACCGAATGCCGTTGCAATCAGCTTCGGAGACCAGTAGTTAATCTTGTAGTAGCCATTCTCGTCAGTCTCCACGATGTCCTTTAAGTGAGGGTTGCACAAGACGTGCTGAGCAATAAAACCGATAGACCTTGTATTATCCTTCTTCCAGGCAAAGCCGAACGTGCCACCCATCGCCTTTATGATGCTTAGATAGTCCAACTTCCGCAAATCCTGCTTCAAACGGATGTCTGAGGATGAGTAGGCAGTGACACCTCCATGTGCAAGCAGCCCCCCTTCGGTTTCGATATTTACATTAGAATAAAGCTTGGCGGTTGAGAGTTCCACCGATTTCACGTTCTTTCCGCTATCGTCAGAGGCGGTAAGGGTTACAGTCTTGCCCATCACCTGCGTGGTATATCCGTAGGTAAGCGCACCTCTACCAATATCTACGCTATTCCAGCTAGCCATTGCTATCAACTGGATAGCCGTACCGCTGGTATTCTTGCCATAGAGGTAGGAATTATTGCTCATCGTAATATTATCCACGCCAGTCAGGTTGCCATTGATATCAGAAGTGCCATCAAACGAATTACCCCAAAGCTTACGAGCCGTCTGTAGCTTCGTAGCAGAAGCAGCAACGTTATCGGTAACAGGACTAACTTTATCTGGTAAACTTGTAAGTTTTGTGCCTTTATGTTCAAAGACAAGAGTACCATTAGTACCTTTTAATGTTATTCCATAAGAACCTGAGTTCCAAGCTCCTGATTCATAATACACATCATAATAATTATAGTTAGATGATTGTACTGTAGGTAAAAACCAAAGATTACAAGTTCTACCACTTACAACTTTCTTTACTATTGAAATTGAACTTCCTCCATTATTATAAGGATGTTCCGCTGTAGAAATTCTAATTTCTATTTTAGCACTATGATGACGTGTTCTAATATCTATTTCGCAATCAAGAGTACTATGACTATCTGAATTTGCTATTCTAAACAAATGAATATAATTATAAGGTGCAGTTCCTGATGTGAGAAATGTATGTCTACCTACTATTCTAGTAAAAGCAGATGCATGTTCACCATCTACAGTATCAGCGTTTCCAGCACTTGTGGCATAAGCACAGCTACCACTTGAGGTGATATAGCCCTTGCTGTTAACCCACGATTGAGTAGCATATCCCGCTAAACTTTGATGGCTGGTGAGATAAGTTCCTAAATCTACAGCAGTTCCACCAGTAGCTGCAATAGTTTTAGTAACACCGTTAATCTTAACACTATGTGTATGACTAGTTGCCGACTTACCACTAAGAAGTGAATCTACACTACTTTTGGTATAATAGTTAGCAAGACTTTGGTGAGAAGTTAAAAATGTAGCACCTTTAGTAAATGTAATACCCTTTCCGCTTTTAGATACAGACGTGATAGCATTCCCACTTCCACTTACAGATATTTCATTAACGTAACCATCAAGTGACTGATGACTAGTTAAGAACGTACTACCTTTAATTACACTGATAGTAGTGCCATTCTTGGTGACAGACGTAACCGCATTACCACTGCCAGATACGGATATTGATGTAGCACTGCCACCTTCCAGTGACGTTATTCTTGTAGAGAGCTGCTTAATTGAGTAAGCAGAGGCTATCTCACTCAGCGATTCCGAGGTAAGCTTCAAGGCATCTGAATAGCTCTTCACGCTACCATTCAAGCCACCACCACTGGATGATGATGTTCCCACACCATAGGCGGTAATGCCACCACTAGCGTAGAGGTTTGCTACCTCGTTAGTCGTAGTGTTTGTAATCTTCAACGCCTTGTTGGTTGCATCATACTCCATCTTTATGTTGCCGATGTAGATATACTTTCCGCTAGGCACGATGATGCTTCCGTTTATATCGGCAGTACCATTGAAAGAGTTACCCCAAAGCTTACGAGCGTTCGTGAGTTGTAGAGCCTTTTTCGCTGAACCGCTTGTAAAGTAGCCCTGCAAGGTAGTGATGTTCGTTTTGTTTGTGGCGATATTGGTTGCATTCGCACCTTCTGCCTTCTTAGCCCTAGCAACTTCATCAGATATTGAAGTGTTGATGCCGTCAATGATTCCGCTCAAAGTGTCAGTTTGGGCGATGTTGGCGAGGAAATTCACAACTTCGTTCCACTTGTTGATGACACCATCGGCTGTTTCCTCATCAGTAGTCATCAGCTTATACAAATTATAGGCACTATCCCAATTCGTCTGCTTGGCGGTCGTAGGGATAGAGTAGCCCGAAGCGAAGCTTATTGCGAAAGTTCCGCTTGTGGTAATCTCCTTTGTAGTGCCAAGAGACAAGCCTGTTGGCAAGGTCAGCTTAACCGATGTAACCGTACCCTTGTTGGTTGTAAAACCACTGTCATTTGTGAATGCAGATACCTTTGTAGGTCTGTCACTAATATCAGCCCACTTGTGAGTATGAGCACTAGGAGTGAATGATGCTGGCTTGTCAGTGATGTTGTTCCAGGAGAGGCTAAGACCGCCAAGCTCTGTAGCTATATTGTCAATTCGGCTGCTGAGAGCCTTGATAGCATAGGCATTCGGAATACTCGTCAAGTCTGCGTCAGTATAGCTTCCCTCTATTATTCTCGCATAGCTGATTACGCTTGCATTCAATCCGCCGCCACCGCCCGTGGTAGATGCTCCTGCTCCGTATGCCGTGATACCGCCTGTGGCATAGAGATTTCCATCCACTTTGATAGCCTTGTTGGTCACATCATACGTGAGCTTGATGCCGTGGAAGGTGATTGCGCCCTCGAATGTAGCATCGCCCGATACACCAAGTTTGGAAAATGGTGCGTTTGGCTTCAAAGACACAAGGTCAGCAACGCTCGTTCCTGCACTTCCTGCCTTCCAAGTCGGCTCGAAGAAGGTGAGGTATGCGCCAAGATTCTTCTCGCTGATGATAAAAGATGTAGGGTCAGCGTGAACCTTACCATCCGCATTCCACCAGATAGCCCCGTTTGCAAGATAACCCGAACCATCAAAGCGAATGAGGGAAGTAGCAGGGGTAAGGCTTCCGCTATTGTAGTCCTTATCCACCATCTGCCCGCCCCACCAAGTTGCGATGCTCTTCTTCCCTCTATTCGGGTCAATTGCTCCGTTGATACCGCTCTGAACGTTTCCCTCTGCGTCTCTCAAAGCGAGGAGTGTTGTCATTACAAGACCCCCATCAATATCTGTTGTCTGACCGAGTGCATCCTTGATGTACTTGTAACCTGCAAGGTCGGTAATATTCTGCCTCAAGTCACCATAAATCTTGCTAGTGATATAGGCGTTCGCCAAACCCAATTTGTCATAGAATGCGCTGTATGCTGACTGGAAGTTGGTGAACTTCGTTCCTACAGCAGATACGATGGTAGCCTTGCCCTTAGTATCAGCCGCATTGTATCTGCTTGATATGTCTAACAGATAATTGACGAGTTCCGTCTTGGCAGTCGTGAGGGTAGCGAAAGCGGTGTTGAGGTCGGTAAGCTCCTTGGTGCTCTTCAGTACATCTGCTCCCTTCACTTCATTGTACGACTTCTCGGCGGCTGCGAAAGCATCTTCAAGTCGCTTGGAATCCTGCGCCATAGCTGCAATCTCAGAAGGCTCTAGATAGCCATCCGTTACGTAGCTGTCGAAAGCCTTCTTGTTACTAGTGACGGTTTTACCGAGATTCGTAACGTTCGTCTGTGCGGTCTCTGCCGCCTTCTGCGCTTTCTCCGCCGCTGCTTTTGCTGCGTTTGCAACAGTATCATCTGTGTACTTCACTTTCTTAGTCCAATCGGCTGCACTAAATGAAGCATTGGTCTTGGTTGCCACGACAAGCTCGCCCTTGGAATATGCCACACCACCGAGAGTATATGCTGCCTCCAAAATCCAAAGGTCACGCTCCTCATAGGATGCAGGCTTGCTTACATAGATGCTGGATTTGCCATCTATCTTGTCGAAAACCTCGGTAGGCACGTCCTGTTTATCCCATTTCGTACCATTCCAGAAGAAAGTCTGGTTGTTGCTTGTATTATACCATAAGTCGCCCTTGTGCTTCTTCTTTGCATCATCGGTAGTCCAAGATGTACTCGGGTCGGTTGCCTGATACCAAGTCTCTGCCTTCTTGTCGAGCTGGTCTTGTATTCCCGTCAAGCTCTCCTCTATGGTCTTGGCGAATGCGTTGAGGTCAGAATCGTTTGCCTTCACCCATTCCGATGATGTAAAGCTGCCAGTAGTTCTGCTCTTAACGCACACCATCAAAGTCTTGCCATCATCTCCACCGCTAGCCCACAGGTCGCCCTCGTCATAAGGAACAGTAGGCTGAGAGGTGAAAACGGTACGCTTTCCATCTGCCGTGTCCTGCGCCTTGCTTGCTGCGGTCATAGCAGTGTTGATGTCGTTATCCTTGATTCTTACCCATGCCGAACCCGTCCATCGGTATGTGTAACCATTTGACGTATTGTAGAACAGGTCTCCTGCGTGCTGCGACTTCAACGTATCGGTAGTCCAGTCAGAAGCAGGCTTATTCTGAGTAGTAGGAGCATAGTTGTAGAACCAAGTCTCTACTTTCTCATCAAGCTGCTCCTTGTAGCTAGCCATATCGTTTTTGTACTCTTCCTTGAAGGAATTGAGGGCAGAATCATCGGTGTACTTGGAGGCCTTAGTCCAGTCAGCGATAGCAAATGACGAACCTTTTGCCTTGGCAGTCTGGCAGCGCAGGATTTCATTCTTGTAGATGCTGCCATCTGTAGGATAGGTAGCGTTTACCCAAATGTCGCCCAACTGATAAGGTGGTGTAGGCTGAGTGCTGAACACCTTCATCTTGCCGTCTGCGGTCTCCTGTGCCTTGCTTGCATCAGAGAGGGCTTTGGCAATATCGGTGTCAGTAATGACAGTCCACTTATAGGTGTTGCCATCCTTGGCAAAGCGGTATGCCTTGCCCGTCTTGTTGTCGTAATACAAGTCGCCCAGATGGGTATCTTTATCCTTGTCGGTCGTCCAACTGCTTGCTGGCGCATTCTTCAAGGTAGGCACACCCTCATAGAACCACGTCTCGATAGCCCCATCCACCTGATTCTGCAAGTCGGCAATGACCTGCGAGTTCTTGATGAGATTGTTTACCTGCTCCTCGGTCAAGCCCTTTGCTGAGTTCTCCTTAATATACTGAGACAGTTCCTTGCCATCTACGGTAGATTTTGCGGAAAGCTTACCCTTGATGACTACCTGCTTGGTGGCACTGTCATATTTAACATAAGAGCTTCCCTCGTAACCATTCTCCTTAGTAGGTCGGTCGCCTACATACATATCACCATAGACATTAAAGAAAGCCTTGTTGGTCTGCTTGTTCACGCCATACTCCACATACTCCTTATTTGCAAAGGAATAGCTGTTGATGCCGTGGTAGAGGCTGACGGATGGCGAATAGGTATCTACCGCCGAGAAGATAAGGCAGTTCTGACGTTCTACATCGGTTCTATTACCGCACTGCGACAATACATCACCTTTAGCAGGAACATCGCTTGCCGTAGCGCAATCGGTATCCGAGAGGTCGATATAATGATACTTCTTGCCTTCCAGTTCCACTGGGTCTTCGTCACGACCAATTACCAATCGCCAGTAAAAGTGATTGCCAACTTTGTGGTAAGTGCCCTTTCGGACGTTAAACGATTCCGAGCGCACTTGGTCGCCAATAGCGAAATCATTATCCACGGCATCGCCTTCCTGCTCTGCTAAGAAATAGCAACGATAAGCCTTCTGTGACACATTATTGTATGTCACAGTAACAACTTCTACTTTATGAGCCACCACACCGCCAGCAGGAGAAATAATCTCCTTACCACCAATGGTGGAGGTTTTCTTAATGACCAGTTCCTCGAATATAGCCTTCATTCTCACCTCCAGGTAATCTGTGATGAGATGCGAACGACCTTCTGCATCGGGAGTCCACGAGCCGCCGTTCTCGGAATTGAAGTTACCGACAAGCAAACCACTTAAAAGCTTCTGAATCTTCTCCCAAGTGATAGTACCTTTAGCGGTGTCATCGTTTAATTTAGAGAGGTACATCTTATCTGCTATACTAGCATTAAAGCTATTAGCATTACTACTACCAACAATACTAGATAGAGACTTAACAGTTTCTCCTTTTACTGCATCAATAATCTGCTTTGTATCACTCTTTGTAACTTCCAACGAATTTACAAGCTCAATTTCAACTTCTGCCAGCTCATCGTTATCAACCTTTACTGAATAGTTGCTGACGAAAACTTTGTGACTAATAAGATTTCCATCGTTATCATAATCACCTTGTATCTGAATTGACAGTTTTGCATTCTCGTTTAGCTTGCTTGCAAAGTCAGGATTCTCTTGCAAGAATATGCGAGAAAACTTAACAGAGTAGTTAAATTGGTCTGTATTGTTTTCGCTCATGTGCTTGACAAGAGCATCATCTAGTCTTTTTTCTGCTGCCGTTACAAGAACCTTTGGTGGTTTGATGCCTGTGATGACAAACAAATCTCCCTTTTGCGGTTTAAAGCCAGCACTCGCGTTTGGCATTACGATACCTAATGTTGATGTGTCTTTCTGAACCGCAATCCATAACTCTTTCTGAGTTGAATCTTGGTTTAGATTATCTTCGTAAGCATCGCTAGCGTTAGCAAATATGTAGTCATTCTTATCTGTGCGAACTTGTTTTAAGTTTCCATTTTCATCAACACTTACACAGTTGTAATACTTTGAATTGTCAGCACTCGGCTTATTGTAAATCACAAATGAGCAGGCAGGGCATCCGTTACTCTTGATGAGATTTATCTTTGCTGATTCACTAGCCAAAGCATGAGCAAATAAGTCAAATCCAAAATCACCATTGAACTTATGCAACTTTATATAGAAATAACTATGAATATAATTTCCATCGCTATCCTTTACATCGCTATCTTCTTTATCGAAAGCAACATCTGCAATCTCTCCAAACAACTGTCCTTCTGCATTTACAATTCCATTGATAGTTGGTTTTATATCATCAAAAGTAACCGTTCCTTGGTGAGGATTTCCTTTCTTGTACAAGTTTACAAACTCGTAATATCCACTACCGCTTGGCAACTTGTGGGTGTTATTCAAAGCGTAATAGAAACGCTCTGCACCTTTCGTGTTGCGATATATAGAAGGCATAAGTACCGATGATGGTGCAATCCAGACTCTATCAGTAACCATTACCCTCACTGCATTATCCTCAGTTCCGATATAAACCTTGTTGAATCCGTATCTATCACCATCTTTTACAAATTGATAGTCGTATTCAATGCAATTTGCATCGCTGATTCCACTTACATTAATACCAGCATCACTGTAAGGAATGTACTTATCTCCATTCTTCCATTCATATTCCGATTTTGACTCGTATAAGAACTCAATACTTCCACTAAAAGCAGCATTCCAACTATCTGCGCCATAAAAGTCATTAATGCCAGCACTATTTTTGTACACCTTGCACTTGTAAGAAAACTCGACTTCTATAGATAATACAAAATCTCCACCCTCTTCAAATGTGTACGTGCTAGTACTACCAATACTCATTCTTTTAGAGATAGTCTTATATAATTCTTTTCCCTTGAATAAGTATATGCTCTTGACGGCATTTCCGACATTCGTTATAAAATCTTTTCTAGAAACAGAGCTATTAAGCTCAAAGTCAAACCCTAAACTCGTCAAATCTATCGTCTGCCCTTTTATCGCGCTGATTAGAATGTCAAACGAGAAGTAGCAAGTAACCGTTGGATTAGACTGACTATCAGCCTGTGTTAAGTTGGACGGAGTGGTAAATCTATCGAATGTATGCGAGCTTACATCTACACTTCCATTGTAACTTTTTCCTTCCTTGCTTTTATAAAGTACAAGGGTATCATTATATCTTGAATCTTTAAGAAACTTTGATAATTCTACACTAACTTTATCCTTGCTGATATTCTCTGTATTGAACACTGCCTCGCCAAACTCATCATCATTAGGATAATAATATGGCAGGTTATCAGATGAACCGTAACCTGTTATCATATCAACTATCTTATAGTTCGCATTCTCCTTAGATACAGAGATAAGAGCATCACTACTACCATATTTTATAGGTGTATCGGTTAAGTCGTGCTGTACCTTGCCGACATGACAAACGTTGCCAACCCAATAATAATCAAGCTCAAAAGTTGTATTGATAAGTTGTAATACATCAGTCAAGTATTGGTCTTCAAAAGACACTTCCTTAACTTCATCTGTTCCATATCCTTCATCAACAACAACGTAATATCCTTTGTATTCATCTGTAGGACGATACAATCCGCAATATGCCATTGAGCTATTGACGCGAGCAACAAACTCATGGATAGTTCCACCAAACGTGAACTTTGTCTGGTTTGAATGGTATCTGTCTTTATTCTGTGTATCAACATCATCAACGACAACATCAAAGAACAGAGTGTTATCAAGCAATTCTCTTCTAGATGTGAAAGTGATTTCACTCTTCCACATTCTAGACGAATTATCCTTTGTAGAGCTTGGTGTATAGGATGCAAAGAATCTATCGCCATTGTACTCCACGAACTCTTCCTTCTTCCATTGCAAAGGCTCAGAAGAATATATTGTAGCAGTAAGGGTAGGAGCACCACCCATACGCTTTGCATCATAGGTATATGATGAAACAATAGCAGGGTTAGCTTCCGATGGAAACAAACCGATAATTTCATTACCAGTGTTCTCATCGTAAGTCAACTTCTGTATGTATAATGATTCTGCCTTCATGTTTATTCTTTATTGTTGTCTGTATTCTTTGTCCTTGCGGTAATCTCAGCTTGTTTTTCGGCACGTTCATCTGCCTCTTCTTGCTGAGTCTGCAATCTTACTTCCTCGTCAGGTGCAGAAATAGTATTCTTTTCAACACCAGTCTTAGTAGAAATCAAACCTGCACCGCTCAATGTACAAAGCATCTGATTCCATGCACTTTCATCGAATGGCTGCCAAGGCTTAAATGATGTGCTGATTCTCATCTGCTTAAACTCAGTAATTGCAGTAGGATTCTCACCGCTTGCAACCAACTGCTTTGCCAGTCCTTCCTTGAACAGTCTTGAATGTTTGCTGACGAAATTCTGCCATTCAATAGCTGCATTACTAGCCTCCTCAATATCCAAAGAGCGTGTCATTTGAATTGCCAATCCGCTTATATCGCCACTAGACTTAATATCCTTCGGCAAGATAAATGTACATCCTGTAGCAATCTGCAATTGGTCGAGAATTGACTGCATGAACTCAATCATGTTCTGTGGAGAAGGTGGAGTCTTAAACTCTGCGCTGCCATTTCCTTCAATGCTTGTATCATTCAGGATGATAGAACCAGCAATCTTCTTTGCGGTTTCATTGAGCTTACCCTTGATATAAAGGATTCCCCATCCATGTCGTTTCTGGATGACCGCAAACAGATTATAGATAATCTCGAATAGCTCGATAAGGTCTTGACCGTTATTCCAAGCAACATCACCACGCTTTGTAACAAGTGGACTCTCCGAGAATCCGTGTTCTTCCTTGCTTTCCAAGCACCAGCCTTTCAGTACTTCGTTTGTATCAACGTCCTGAACGAATACATCTGTGAAATGATAATGATATGTCTTATCGTATGCATCAATGTGTCTTACATTATCCTCTGTGCGATAATACACGCAATCAAGAAGCGGTTCTCCATTATCGTCTTTGTGTGTGATAATCTGATAGCCATCTTCATACGAGAATAGCCTACTTTTTACTTCGTTATCCTCATTCATGTAAACGAGTAAGCCAACATCACCATAACTCTGCTGAATACGTATAGCTTGCATTTCGATACCATCCTGATTTGTCTCTTTCCAATGCCACTTGAAATCGGCAAAGTTCTTTTTGAGCTTATCAGTCGGATTGCTGTCATGCAAGATATGGTTACGTTTATTACCACCTAAACAAAGAGCCTTCTTGTCAACAATACGCTGTTGCATAGGAATGCCAAACTTCTTAAACTCAATCTCGCAATAACTGCCATCATCAAGCTTGCAGCATATAGAAGGTAAGTTCGTATCAAACAATACCCTGTGAGAATAAGGGTCTAACTCCTTCGCAAAACGCTCTTGGCTTACGACTATCTTACTGATATTCGGAAGCTGTGCTTCTTTGCGGAAGTTTGTCTTAATATCCGAACCATCAGAAGAGTCATTGATGGTAATAGCGCGCGAACCCCTTAAAAACGGCTTTTTCAGAAGCAGTTTCTGAGGATTCTCCAAAAAATCATTAATTATATCTTGTCTCTTTCTACTCATCGTTATTGTCGTTTAATGATGGTTCAACATCGTTGCTATTTTGTGAATCGTTGTTCTCTTGTGGGTCAATCAATCCATAATGTCTGCAACAAGCTTTTTTTGAAGCCCAGTAGTTACATTCTCTGTTTGTAGTAGGACAAACAATATCGTGTTTGCTTGGTACTACGATGATTCGCTTCTGCTTCTGTGACTCTTCCATTTCGAATTTGTCATTCAGCTTTACACGTATATCAGTCTGCATCTTCAATGCATCTTTCGGTTCAAGATTTCCGTCACTAAGAGCTTGGTCTATCTTGTCAAGCATTTTAAGAAGCTCGTTTTTGTTCTCTTCTTTGGTAATAGCGTTGTTATTCACATTGCCGATACCGAAAGGTTCTAGAACATCTAGCAGTTTCTTGAATCGTGGAGTTTCGTAGAATTTCGCGGCATCCTTTTCACTCTTACGATAAGCAAGACGATACGCTAAAGTCTTATCTTCCAATGCGTCACAGAGGATAGCAAATGCAATGTCTTTCTCATCACATTTATCCCAGTCAATCCGCACGGATTCAAGAATCATTTTTATATTTTCTTTTTTCAGCATATATTCTATAATTAATAGTACAACGTATCATCATAAATGCTCTGAGCATTAGGATTTTTCTCTTCAACTTCCTGTGCTGCAAGTCTGAATCCCTCCTGTAGCTCGCTACCATACTCCATATTCAAACATGGGTACATTCTCATTGCGCAAGGGTCGAGCACGTCCATAGAACGGTCTTTTCCAAGATTTCGGTTCATTTCCTTCTTGCTCTGCAACTTCTTCTTTCCACTCTGCATCTTATCAAAGCGAACTACCGCGCATTCTTCCATGAACTCATTCTGTATGGAAACTCTGTATTTGAGGTTTTGATGCGTATAAACCGCATTTGCAACCTTATCAGAGAATGTAAGCTGTCCTCGCTTAATCATGTAGCTCAGTCGCAAGTAACATAGGTCTTTTATTGTCATAGCAGACAAATAATAAATTCCCATTGCCTTTGCTGCTGATATATAAGGGATAGCATCGGGTATATAATCATTGAAATACCTACCTGCCGTAGCATCATAGATAATATGACTTTCTGCCACTCCCTCACTTGCCGCGAATAATCTAGCTCTTTCCGCATTGATTCGCGGTGTCGAATGCATTACGATTTCGTAATTGACGACATGGAATCCGTTCCACGACAACATCGTAGTGTTATCCTTTCCGTAATCTGCCAAGTCGATTGTTATCCATTTATCACCATTCACAGCAGGGTCTTTTATGAAGCAATCTCTTGCCGCTTGGCTTGGAATCGGTATATCCTCATCCTCTTCTGGGTCAACATTGAAGTTGCCCTCCATAAGAGCTTGTGCCATTCTGCCGCCCGATGCAGCTACAGAACCTAAATAGCCAGAATTGTTTTCAAGCATCTTCTTGTTTGAACCAAGTTTACCTTGATAGAAAACAAAGCTCTTAATCATTACTTCATATCCAAAGTTGCCGCCAATGGTTTTAAGCTTTCTGTCTATATCTATTTTACATTTCTCATAGACTTCTCGCTTAGACATCCCCCAAACAACATCCTTAACAGTCGGTCCTGCACAATAGAAGTATCTGACTACACCATCACGCTCTGGGATGATAAAACCATCTGAACCAATATACCAATCAAGGAATATTCTTGTCCAGTGGCTACGCTTCGGATTAAGTGTTGCAAAGAACTTACCTGTAAACGTCTTGCTCTGACCTCTGTTTCGAGTCATAACGTATGAGAAAACTTCCCAAGTCATCTCCGTCAACTCGTCAATCGCAATCAAATCGTACTCCCATCCTTTCGCGCGTTCTCTCAACTTATCCATATTGGAATCGTCAAGATACGTCAAATCGACAAACGTTCCATTCGGAAATGTAACGCGCGGATTCTCGCTCTCTCTGACTTTTACAAAATCAGCTCCGAATATCTGTTTAAACTTCTCTACGAATCCTCCACCTGCTTTTTGATTACCAAGTGAACGGCGTGAAATCATTGCACGAAAATCTGGGTCGGTCATTAACGGCTCTGCCATCGCAAGTACAAGACCATACGATTTGCCTCCTCCGAGATTTCCGCCACCAAAAACAACGTCAACGTTGCTACTTGCAAAGGACATTTGAAAGCCCTCTTGTGGTCTGATTTCTGTATCTTTATTCGTGTTCATGCTGCAAAGATACCTAATTTATAATATATAATAGCGTGAAAATAATTCTATATTGGTTACGTAACAAATAGAGTTTCTAAAAACAAATAAATCAACACATTATTTAATTATCTTTGCAGCAGAATTTTAAAAATTAGTAATATGAAATTTACAAAACAACAACTTTTAGACACCCTAAAAGCAAAGCTCACTGCAAACGGAAAACACCTTTCCATCAGTGAAAAGACAATCAAGAGTTTGAGTGATTCCCACTTTGACCTCTTAGTTGGTGAAGATACAGAGTTAGATGATTTGGTGAAGAAGATTTTGCCGCAGTATGTTTCCCTTAACGGCAACTACGAGAAGGACAATGCCGACTTCATCAAGAAATGGAACGATGAGCATCCCGACATTAAGCCAAATCCAAAGGATGATGACAAAGAGCCTTCGGCTGTTGAAAAGAAGCTTTTGGAACGCTTGGAAGCTCTAGAGAAGAAGGATGCAGAGTATGAAGCATCTAAGCTCGTATCACAAAAACGTAGTGAACTTCTCGCCAAGTTCAAGGAGAAAGGTATCAACGATAGTAAGTGGATTGACAAGTACATGAACAAGTTGAACCTCACTAAGGATTCGGACATCGAGCAGGAATTTACCGATGCGGAAGAGTTTTACAATCTCTCTCATTCAAAGCCAAACAACAACACTCCAGGTAGTGCTGGCGGTGGTGACAATGACAAGGCTGACGATTTCTCAGATGTTGTGGGTATCGTGAACCCTGACGCAGGCGAATAACATTATTCATTCACTATTAAACAAATTTACAAATTATGGCAGCAGCAGATGATTTCTATTTGAAGCATGGATATGGCGGTCACTTTGGCGGTCGTACACTTATCCAAGCACATGGTAAGATTGGCGGTCATAGAAGCGTTTTCATTAACCTCGTAAGCGGTAACAAGGACGCATTCGTTTACCCTCCTTTTGGTGGTGTTATCACAAATCCGTTCAAGGGTCGCGCTAAGACTTACGCAGGTGATTTGTGCGAATATGACCCAGACACTTACGGCAAGAATGGCGGTCAGACCGTCAAGATTTTGAAGTATTACGAATTGGCAAAGGCAGCTACAATCAACGACACTGATATTTTGGTTGTCAATGATGGCTATCATCACATTCCTTTTGCAGGTGATAATATCATGGTGGCACAGTCAGACTTTACGAAGAAGTCTTTGGGTGTTACCATTACAGCTGTAGAGAAAGCAACCGAAGGTGGCAAGGATGTTTGGAAGCTCACTCTTTCTGCAACTCTTGCAGTTGCATTGAAGGTTGGCGATATTCTCGTAGAGGCAGAAAAGGCAGATGCAACCGTAGCTCCTATGGTTACAAATCCTAACGCTTACTTCGACCGCGACAACGACTTCTTCTATGACCCTAACTTGTCAACCAATATTGAGGAAGGTGAGGGTGCTCAGTACTCTTATACTCCAGCATTGATTAAGGATTCAAGAGTAATCTTGAACTTGGCAAAGTGCAACAAGCTTCCACCAGCCGTACTTGCGATGAACACAAGAACAGAGAACGGATGGTTCGGATTCTAACCGCTCCAATTCAATAGGATAACAATAGGATAACATATCATTAATTTAAGTATTCAGGATATGCAACAATGTGATTTTAACAATTCGAGATACGCCAAGTTGTTCTCTTCTAAGGATAACATCAACTTTCTGAGAACCTTCTTGAACACCAAGGGGTTGCTCTATACTAACTATGGCTGGTATCTCACACAAGGTCGTAGAGCTTCTATGCCTACACCTACAGACTACGATGGCGTGGCTTCATTCAGCATCAAGTCTCGCAAGGCAGAGGCAGCTCCTTTGATGCACCTTCGCGCTCCGCTTGGTGATGCTCCAGAAATGGACAACGAGGGCTTGGAGATGTACACAGGTACAATTCCAGACTTCATCGGTTACAAGTGGTCTGAAAACGCAAGACAACGCGAGTACAAAGAGAAACTTTTTGAACAGTTCGGCAACGATGCAGACCTTATGGCTGCTTGGGTGCGCGATGTTGTTCAGGTAGGTAAGAACTCAGCAGAGGCAACACTCTCTAACTTGACAGCACAGATTATGACAACTGCAAAGATGAGTTGGAAGGGCAAGGGTGAAGGTTTGCAGCAGTTCTTGCAGAAGGTTGAGCCATTCCCAACAGAGAACCGCAAGAAAGCTGGTGCAAAAGCTTGGACTGACCAAGACTGCAACCTTATCTCACAGATGAGAAAGATTGAAGACGATTATCGCGATGAGCGTGGCGGTACTGAGATTTCTCTCGTATGGAAGATGACTCGCAAGATGTACCGCGATGTATTCTTGCAGAACAAGGAAGTTAAGGAGTGGTACATCAACTGGTGCAAGGCTCACGACCGCGCATATACTGCTAACATGCAGATTTTGGACGAAGACTTCAAGAAATCACTTTCCGACATGACAGGTCTTTCTCCTATCGAGATTGTCGTTGAGAAGGAGCGCAACAAGACTGTTACAACTGACACATTCGTGCAAGGTTGGGATGATAAGATTGTTGTACTTTGCCCTACTGGTGATAGCGTTGAGTTCAAGTGGACTCCTATCTACGACCAGACACTTCAACAGAAGTATGGCGCAAAGAACATTGATGTTTCTTGGGCTTCAATCGCTGACGGACTCGTTACCGTAGGAAACTACGCAATGGATAACGGTCAGTTCCGCGAGTGGCAGACTAAGGTCATGATGTCGGCTTGCCCTGCACTTCTCGACTTTATGAACCACGTAATCATTGATACCTCAACAGCAGATAATTAATGGTGGTTCACTCACAATATACGATAACATTTAATTCATTTATCTCTCAATGGCAGCATCGAAGTTTGACATATTGGACTATCTGAGCGGCATGACTAACTTTGTCTTCGACAAGTCTGCATTAAACAATGTCGCTTTGGATTGCGGCGTTTCTGATGTTGAGTCTTATTTGGACTTGACAGAAGAACAGAAAGAAAGATGTAAGATTGCACTCTTGGAAAAGATTGTATTCGGTGTCTATCAGACTGCATCAACCACAAACCAACATGGCGCATATACTCTTACGGTAGGTGCTCAGACCATTACATCGGCTGCATTGCTGAGTATCAAATCAGAACTCAAAAGACTTTACAAGAAGTATGGAGAGGATGAAAAACTTGAAGCTCTCAATGAAACCGATGGAGAGGTTAAATGGATTGAAGAAACAGATTGGTAAGCTATGTACACTGACAGAAATGCTTTGGATGAATATGCCTATCATGGTGTGTTCTACCGCTCGGAACAAAAGCCGAAAGAAGATGGAGACCTTATCGGAAGCGATGGGGATATGTTAGGTGATACTGATGCTAGCTCAGACGAAACAGAAAATGTTGAAACTATCATTTTTGAAACTGATTGCGATATTCAGGAAACCAATAAGCTGTTTAATTCGGGCGTAGTTACGTTAGGATATACAATCTATTTTCCGATGCCAACGAAAGAAGGAGAAGACGGAAAAGATGAAGAATATATTCCTGAAGGTTTGAATGCTGGCATTCGTTTCCGTGGAAAAATGTACGGAATGGACGTTGACGGAATGGTTATTGGCGTTTATCCGACACAGATGCACGGATGTGTAGCTTACATCAAGGGTACTGATATTTAGTTTTTTTTCATCATAAGGTAAAATGTATTTAGGATAACAAGGTATGGCACAGAGGATTAATCGCAGATTGTCTCGAATTGAGAATTTCTTTTCGATGCTTCTTACTAAGGGAAAAATCTCAGACAACATATTTGTCGGAGAGTTACCTCCTACAACTAGCAAAGACTGGGATGATTTTGTAAATGTTGACGTAGGTCAGCAAAGAGAACATGGCGGTTACTCCTCTGGCTATGCTAACATTTATCTCTATGCAAGACCAAAGGGAACTCCACTTAGAAAGAACGTTAAACTACTTGACAAGATGGAAGGAATCCTTGACGATGTGATTAAACACTCTAATAATAAGGACTATACAATTCAAGTTCTTTACCGTGATAGCGGATATGATTCAAATCGTCAGTTCCATTTTCAGATAATTTCTGTTTCAGTTATCGCAAGATAAATATATAAAATCTATTAAATGTAACATTTAAAACTCATTATATTATGGCGAAAAAGGTTATAAATACTGGTGCTGGAGCTGTCAAGTTCATCAAGCCAGATTATATTGTTGCCACATTGTTTGATGGCACAGAGACCGATGAATCTGCTCCAAAGGGTGATTCTTACATTCTTGAGGATGTTATTGAGGACACTACATCTATTTCACAAGATGATAACGATACCACCGATGTTGAGTGTGAGACTTCTGATTCTCCTATTATTTCCATTGTTAAGCTTGGTAAGTGGCAGTTTGCAGCAGAGATTGGTGATACGCAGAAGGAACTTTTGACTGCATTGTGCGACTTTACAGACGATGCAACAGGAAATAAGACTCTTGCACCTTCGATTTACAAAGCAAAGTATGCAAAGATTGATGTTGTACAGGTTCAACCTAATGGAACTACAATGGAGGCTTACGTTCTCCCAAAGGTTCAGCTCAATTCTAAGTTGACTATTGAATCTCTCAATTCAAACTTGGCTCGTATTGCATTGGCTGGTACTGCCAAGGATATTGCGCTTACCGTTGGTGCTAAGACTGTTCGCACACCATTCTATGTTGACCACAACTATTCATTGCCAACGGCAACTGAGTAATTTCGGTTCTTCAACAATTCTCGACTATATACAAGGGGCGGCGGCTTTAATGCTGTCCGCTCCTTTTTAAGTTTTAGGCTATGGGTAAATTCAGAGCAATGGCTATTCAATATATTACTGACGAACTATCTAAAGATGGTCAAAAAGTTATTGATGCGTGTATAAAAGAAGTAACATACACACATAGAACTTATAATCTTTACGATTCTTATGGTTGGTGTGTATATTATGATGGAAGAATCAAAGATATGGGATTTATAGACCCATATCCACGTGCTAGTGAGTTCAAGTATTGGGGTAAAGGCGAAAATAAGAGACCTGTATCAGGAAGGAAAGAAATCGAAAACTTCTTCAACGAATACAAAGCGACAAAAGATACTTTTGAACTTGTAATTGCTGCTGCTATGCCGTATGCCGAGATACTTGAAACAGGCGGTGGAAACTTGAAACATAAGTATAAGGTAATATCTATGTCTTACCAAAAACTTCAAGCATTATCAGCAAAGTATGGCGGTGCTTACGTAGCCGCATTATCTAACGGAAAGAAAATATAACTATGACAGTATATAGAGCACAAAAAAAACCGAATAAGGCTAAGAAACAAGCAGTAGAAGACGAAAATAAGGTGTTACCTAGTTCTCCTTTGTCTGATGCTGCAATGGAACGTCTGGCGCAAATTATGAATGATTCTCCTACAATTGTAAAACTACAAGGTACAGAGTGGGAGATAAGAGCATTGAAGCCTGGCACTCAATGGATGATTGCAGAGGAGGCTTGCAAGATAGTCAAGGGCGAAAACTTATCAATGGGTGACGTTATCAAGGAGTTTGCTATTAACATTCCATCGGTGGCAAGAGTAATCACACTATCCTTGCTCAATGACAAAAAGCGCATTGATTCTGAGGAATACCAACAAGTTTACGACCAGTTGCTTTGGGGCGATTACGACATAAAGGATTGGGCAACATTACTCGTTGAGATTCTCAATTTGCTAGATGTGGATTTTTTCTTCGCGAGTACCAATGTGATTCAGACCGTCCGCAATCAAGCTCTGATGAGGAAGAAGCAAGCAGCCGAATTATCCCATCACGAACAGAATACGGACAAATGATAGATTTCTTACGTGCCAACACATGGTGCTCGCAAGAAGAATATAAGTGGAGAATGACCGTTCCGCAGATTCGCCTTGCGTCTATGGATTTTACTCATATTGAATATATTTCGTCAGACAAAGACAAAAATCAGGAGAACGACAAATTAAAGAATGCAAAGGTTATCAATGGTGCAGAGGATTTACGAAATCTCAATGACCTTGGAATACCTATTTTATAAACTCTTAAACTTTTGAATTATGGCAGATTCAGCATTAGGCAGTGCTCTTTTTATACCAGAGTCTGCATTGAAGAAAATCAAAGAGGCTGATGATAAATTGAAGCAATTACAGAGAACAGCAGAACAGACTGCATCATCTGTAAAAAGCTCATTTGGTACAATGCAAGGTTCAACTAGTGGTTTTATCGGCGCGCTCGACCAAATCATACAAAAGCTTGGTACGATTAATAATGCCTCATCAAAAATGTCTGGTAGTCTATCCAATATTGGTGCGAACAAGGCTAGTAAAGACGTTTCCCAAATGAATGGTGTTATTATTCAAGCATCTGAAAATATAGATAGAATGGTGGCTTCACAAAGAAAAGCTACCAATTCGGCTGATTTCTCTAAATCTGTATCTGATTGGCAGAATATTCAAGCACAGATTGATGCAACCAACAAGAGACAACAAGAGCTTACTCAGTCTATGCGCCAATATGAAATGGTGCAAAAGAATATACGAGACGGAAAGGGTGGTATTGTCTATAAAGACGATAAGATAGCTTACGCTGCAAATCAAAAGGAATTTGAAAGTAATCAGCAACTTATTGCATCCTTGCGTGAAAAGCAACAAACAATCATTGCCAACAATCAAGCTTTGAACCAACAGATTCAGTTGCTAAATTCTTTAAAAAACTATCATATAGAGAGTGGTTCTTTAGATAATTTGCGTTCCAAGGACACTTTAGCTTCAATGCGAGAGTATTACAAGGAACAAGAAAAATTATCCGCTCAACAAGAAAGGCAAAGACAAAAAGATGCTAATGCTTGGTTGAAGAATAAAGATAAAGAGGCACAGGCAGCAGAAAAAGCATCAAGACGAGAGCAAGAGGCATCCGACAAAGCAGCAGCAAAGGCAGAGAAAGATGCGTCTAGAATCCGTGCTGCCCAAGAAAAAGCCTATATGAAAGACTGGCTAAAGCAACAGCGCAGCGCATACTACTCAAATACTAACGCGGTTATTGCAGACACAAATGGTGCAAAAACTTTGCGAGACCATATTGCTGCCATCAAGGAATTACAACAAGCTCGTCTTAGCCTCAATACTACAGATAAGAACTACAAGCAAAATCTTGCTTCTGTAAACGAAGCTATCAAACAACACTCTAAAGTTCTCAAAGAGGCTGGTGTGAATGCAAAGAGTTTAGGCGAGCAAACGTCATACATTGCAGGATATTTATCACGTCTTGCACAGCGAACAACAGTTGTATTCTCATTTGGCGCAGCAAAATCTTTTGTTGAACAAATAGCAGAAGTCAGAGGTCAGTTTGAACTTTCAGAGCGTTCACTCGAGGCTATCTTGCAGAACAAGCCAAAGGCAGACGAGATTTTCAATAAGACTGTAGAACTTGCCGTTAAATCACCTTTCCGTATCAAGGACTTGGTGGATTACACACGACAGCTTTCCGCTTACCGAATTGAGTCTGATAAACTTTATGATACAACCAAGCGACTTGCCGATGTTTCAGCAGGTCTTGGCGTTGATATGGGAAGACTTATCCTTGCGTACGGACAAGTCAAGGCTGCTGCATACCTTCGCGGTTCTGAGGTTCGTCAGTTTACTGAGGCTGGTATCAATATGTATGGCGAGTTGCAACAATACTTTAAGGAAGTTAAGGGAGAAGCGTACACGACCGCACAGATTGTTGATATGATTTCCAAGCGTAAGGTCACATTTGAGGATGTTGAGGCAATATTCCAACGTATGACCGATAAGGGTGGAACATTCTACAATATGCAAGAGATTCAGGCTGAGACTCTCCAAGGTAAGATTTCCAACTTGAAGGATGCTTTCGATGTGATGCTTAATGATATTGGTAAGGCTAACGAAGGCACAATGAAGGGGATGGTAAGCTGGGGTACTTCTATGCTTGATAATTGGAAAGCACTTGCAGAAATAGGAAAAGCTCTTATACCTATTCTTATTGCTATAAAGGCTAACTCTATGTTTGCAAAGACTAGTCTCGGACAAGCTTTTTCGCAAGCATCTGGCACAGGTATCGTGAGATATAAGGCTCTTTTCGTAAATTCCTTAAATGGAATGAAAAAAGCTCTTAAAGATTTTGGCGGTCTCGTTAAAAGTTCATTATCAGGTATCGGCGTAGGTCTTGCAATTTACGCTGTAGCAGAAGTAATAACTACTGTTTATGATAAAATTTCCAAGTACAACGAAAATGTACGTAAAGCCGAAGAAGAAACCATAAAGGCAAAGGGTGCAATAGGTGCTTTGGCTGGAACGTACAACGACCTAGCAAATGCAGCCACAAATGCAAATGGCAAATTAGAAGGAAAGGATTTAGAAAAGAATGTCGAAGATAGACGTACAACGCTACAAAAGCTTATTGATGCCGCATCAAAAGACGGACTGACTTTTAAAATCAATGTAGATAGTCTCGATGCAAACCAACTTAACGCTACTTTCAGTAAGGTTGAAAAAGAGTATAAAGATTTCATTGATAGCATTGAGGTTATCAGAAGAAATTACGCCAAGAATGATGCAAAAAACACTTGGTTTACTGATGGACTTGATGATGATGCGGACGATTACAAGGATGCCGTGATTGATGCTCTTACAAAGTCTTCACAAATGGAGAGAGTTGTAGCAAACATTAACGCGAACTACAGACAAGCCACTTCGACTACAAAGAAATACTTTGATGAGATACGTGCAGGTCAAAAGGATAACGAATCCAACATTGACTATATGACACGTATGTATGAGTTGATAAAGAAAATCAACATAGCACAAGGCGGCAGTGACTATAAAATGCCATCCTTTATTGGTACTTCGCAAGCAGATTTCAATGACCTTATCCGTGCAATGAACAGCGTGCAAGATAAGGCGCAAGAATTGAACAGCGAATTTGATAATGTTTTTGCAGGTATGAAGGATGCGTTCAAAAACGACCCAATAAAGATACAAGCATATATTGATAAAATTGCGGCAGAACGTGATTGGAGTCAATACGAGAGAGACCTTGCTTATAGACACTTTGGCATCAATGTGTATATTGATAGAGCCAATATGGAGAAGCAAGTATCTTGGGTTGATGATTATATCAATGATTTCTTTGCAAAGAAAAAGTATGGCATTAGCCTCGTTGTCAAGGAAATTGATGACGATAAGGCTTTTGAAGGTTTTCTTGGGAAAGGAGACCAAGCAGCAAAGGCTGCAAAATCTTGGAAAGAAGTTGAAAAGAGACTCGCTGCTGTTGGCAAAAACTCGCCTACAATAACAGTTGATGATACTATCCGAAAGATATTCAAGGCTGGTGAAATTGGAGCAAATCAAATGGTAATTTCTGTAGCCAAGGTGAAAGCCAAGGTTAAGGAATTGAAGCAAGCCGCGACTCAGCAAGCTTTAGCTTTAGGTGTTAACCCTTTTGAGAGTGATGCTAAAAAAAATAGAACTAAGCACGACAAGATACAGCGCGATATTCTCAACGAGCGCATTTCTCTGTTGAAGGATATGAGTTCTGAATATCAGAAACTCATTAAATACGAAGGCGAAGAGCAAGCTACAGCCGATGTTCGTAAGCACTTTGCGTTGGCGGCAAAGAATGTTGGTATGAATATAAACAACTTTATCCCAGACCGACAAACTATTGCAAAGAAGATTGAATATCTTGCAAGCCAATATAAGGAACTCGGAAAACGTGGCAGCGCATTACGCAACGCTACCGAAATCCGTCTTGATATTGATGAGGAGTATTTCAAACAACAACTTGACGATGCGAAGAACAATGCGCAAGAAGCATTCTCACAGCTCGATTTGTTTAAGAAACTCAAAGGAGAAGGTCTTTCTGATAGCATCATCAAAAGTATGTTCGGTGACTTAACCTCTTCATTCGATGATGTGCGAAAGTCTATTACAGATGATTTTGAAGCAAAATGGGGTAAAGACCAGACTAAGTGGGGTGATGATGTTGCAAAGGAATACACGTCACAAATGCAGAAACTTGATAAGGAAGTCTATCAAGACCAAGTTAATCAAGCACAAGAACTGATTAAGGCATACAAGCAGCAATTGACAGACCAGCTTCAACTCGATAGATGGTATATCAACGAGCGTTACAAGTTGCAAAACAATGCGAATATTGCTAAGAATCCTGAGTTACAGAAGCAGTTGAAGGAAAACTTGGATGCCCAATACCAGCAGAAAACAAGCAAGAATAACTGGAAAGAGTTTCAGAACTCAGACATGTATGTTCGTTTGTTTGATAATCTAGAGCAAGTTTCATCAAAGGCTCTTGACGCAATGGCAAAAAGATTGCAAGCTCTTCGTGTTGATTTAAAAAATCTCGACCCTAAAGATGCAAAGTCTATTGTTGAACAGATTAATAAGGTCAATGAAGTTCGCAATTCACGCAATCCTTTCAAGGCTTTCACTAGCGGACTTAAAGAAATGATTAAGGCTGGTAAAGACTTAAAAAAGTCGGGCGGCGTAGATAAATACGTAGAGCTTAACGAACTTAAAGCTGATTTGTCTGGCAAATTACAGAGCCAAAATGCCTATGTTGAGTCTTTGGAACATGAGTATAACAAACTAACAAAGATTAAGGGCGCGGACGAAAGCGTTGTTGCAGCCTTAAAGTTGAAGTTGGCAACCAACAAAAGCATTCGCGACTCTTTAAAATCTCAGTTAAACCTCACCGATGAGCAGATTACAAAGCTCGGAACGATTATGACTGAGGAAGAGCAGGCAAAAGCAAAGTTCTCAAAATCCGTGACGGATATTACAGACGTGGTTTCCACGATGGCTAACTCGTTTAATACTCTGTTTGAAGCACTTAGCGGTTCTGATGCGAATTTGGAGAACACTCTGGATATTGTCAGCAACATCGGTCAGGCGGTCGGTTCGTACTATAGCGGAAACTATGCAGGTGTTGTATCGGGCGCAATGGGCGCGCTTACGGGCGTAGCTAAACTCTTTAGCAACGAAGGAAAGATTGATAAGGAAATTGCACGCCAAGAACGCGCTGTAAATTCCTTGCAACACGCTTACGAAAAGCTTAAAAAGAGTATGGACGATGCCTTTGATACGCAAAAGCTCTACGAATACAACCAAAAATCGGTCGATGCCCTTAAAAAGCAGCAGAAGGCGTACCAAGCAATGATTAATGCAGAGCGCGGTCGCAAGAAGCCTGATGAAGGTAAGATTCAAGAATGGGAACAGCAGATTGATGATTTGAACACAACCATTCAGGAATTAGGCGAATCCATGACAGAAGCACTTGGCGGTTTCGGTTCTCAGTCTAACTATAAATCTGCTGCTGAAGCTTTCTCGGAAGCGTGGGTAGATGCATTCAATGAAGGTAGTGATGCACTCGAAGCACTCAATAATAAGTTTGACGAGTATTTCAACACAATGCTCACCAAGCAGTTAATGAATAGAGCTACTTCAAAATACATTCAGCCTATCCTTGAAGCATTCGATAAAGCGGTATCTGAGGGCAGCGAAGGTGGAAACAATGGTCTTGACGTTACCAAGAAAGAACTCGAAGGTATCAAGGAACTGAAAGACAAGAACCTTGCATTATTCAATGAGTATGCAAAGAACTTGATGGATGTTCTCAACGTCAAACCTGCTGGCAGTTCAAATATCTCAGCTTTGCAGCAAGGTATTCAGTCTGTAACGGAATCAACCGCACAGGCGTTGGAGTCGATACTCAACAGCCTTCGATATTATGTAGCCACTCAACAAGCAGATGTCCGCATCATCCGCGACACTCTGTTAGAGAAGCTCGGCAATAGTATCAACGCGATAACACAAGACACTTCAAGCAGTCCTGTACTCATTGAGTTGAGATTGCAGACAACAATACTTACTGATATTCGCGACACTCTGGACAGCTGTGTAAAGGGCGGTCACAAGCAAGGAAGAAATGGTATCAAGGTATTTATGAATTAGTTTTCTGTGTTCTATATATAAAATTAGAGCAAGCTCGGTTTCACAACTGAACTTGCCCTTTTTAATCAACATAAATCTAACTAAACCTTAACTAATATAAAAAGTAAAATTATACTTTATGTCTGTGTACCGCCGTACACTCTGTAAATAAGAAAATAATATAAATATTCTTTTTTCCAACTTTGCTATTTAAATGAGCTGTAAGACGTTATTTCTGTTCATCCTTACAACTATTCCACTCTGACACATAAATCGTTCCTAGCGTCATATTTGCGTCATCGTAGCCAATGATTTTAACATCATTATCCTCTCCGTACTCTATGAGGTCGCATTTTCCTTTGCATTCGATGCGGACTTCACTCTTTCCGCACACATAAATGCGAGTAACCATATTCTCAGGAACTTCAATTTCCAAATCCTTGCAGTATGCGACAAGAATAATCGTAGAGCGCGCCTTGATAACTCCATGAGCACCTATATACATTTCGCTAGTATATCCGTGCTCGTTGCATTGGTAGAATCCATTGGCAAACTCACCAAACTCTTTCAAAAGGTACTCTTTTGACAATCCCCATCCGAAAGCAATAGAATCAGCCATAAACTCAATTCCGTTTGAATCAAGAGCCATATTTACCAATTCTCGCTTACTCGCGGCAGAATCCCATTTTCCTTTATACTCTCCGCACAATCCCAGTCTCAGAGCATTGCGCTTCAATGTCAATAATTCATTGCTATTCCCCATACCATTCTCTCAATCTATCGTTAATTAAAGTGTTCACATACGCATAGGTTTTGTCGTACCCGACAAGTTCGTGACACTTGCGGACACATCGCATAGCAGATTTCTCGTTGATGTCCGCGCGCTGTGCGATAACGGCATAGGAAAAACCATAGCGATTGTGCAGAACGTCAAGAACAAAGTTCCTTGCTACCGCTCTCGCAAAAGGAATGTTAGTATTGCCGACATATAAATCATCTGCATTCACTCCTTCCTTTTCCTCAGTACTCATAGCCGTGTTCACTTGTTCGCAAACCATCCGCTCTACCTTATCCATCGTATCATTACCTAAATATATCATAGCCGTTATATCTTATTTTTATCTTTATAAACGTAACCTACAGTATCACAAGGGTATTTATCATCTGGTGACAATACACCTGCATCTTCCATCTTCTGTCTGAAATCCACAGAAACCATGGGAACTAACTTGTGAAGTCTTGAGCCATCGGCGGCAGCCCAAATCGGCTTTAGATACTGAACAGGATTCTTAACCTTTACACCATCCCATTTGATTCCGTTCTGAATGAATGGTATAAAGATACCGTCTCGCTTCACTCCGTTGGCATCACACATCCTTACAATTCTGTAATCTCGGAATAGTCCGTATTTCAGTTCTATATACCATTCATTATACATAAGCTATTCCTTTCCTTGATTAAGAGCCTCGGCTGCTTGCTCTGCCAATATTGCTTGCTGACCGTGCTCAAAGTTCTTCTTCAAGTCTTCCTCTGTCTCTTCGGAAACTGGAGTGTTCATTACAGTTTCCAACTCTTTCTGCATACGACCGATGTAATCAAGTTTTTCTTTCGCAAATTTTGCTGCATCATCTGCATCAGTGAACGCTGTAATCGGATGAGCAATGTTGGCTTCTGTGATGATAACCATACTATCAAGCATATCCTGATAAGTAACATCTGTCTCAGGGAAAATATCATTCTCTTTCCCCTTTACTTCTTTCTTCATCGCAACAAGATTTTCAAGCCACGCGAATGTTGTAGTGGTAAGCGCGTGCCCTTCCATATCAACACCGCCCCAACGCTTAAAACGTGCTTCAAATCCAATGTGTGTGTGGAAAATAGCACTATCTTTTAAAATTACGATGAAGAAATGACCGAAGTCGGTAACGCTTTCAACATCCTTCTTGTTGATTCCGTCAACAACTTTAAGCAAACCTGCATTATTGTCAACGGTCTTCTTTTTTGCAATTCTAGCCATAACTATATATTTATTTTTTGTTCTACAATCGTTTTATACTCGAAACTAATGCAAGATGGATTCTCCTCAGAAGTAAACCTAATCTCATTAGGGTCATTGCAAACCCCATCCTTGAAGAAGAAACAATCCTTGCACGTATATACCAGCGGAATAATGTTTCCGCAAGCATCATCGTCAGGATTTACGTATGTGTATAAGTTTTTGCCCATGCAATATGGAAACTCAGAATCTTCATCATTCAACAATACGCAATCCTTGCAAGTGTAATCAGGCTGTTCCATGTTCCTTACGTTTTTGATATTCCATCAAAGTCAAGATACAATAGTTAGCGCAGTCAAGAAGAGCATCTTCCAATGGCTCATTAGCGACTTGCGCCTCATTATCCTTCAACGTCTTGATACGATTCACTTTCTCTCGTATCTTTCCGTAACCGTAGTTGATACCAAGCTCATCATACATTTCGGAAAAAGCATTCCCATAGTCGTGATTCTTACGCTTGTAGGTATCACTCATCTTGTCGGTGATTTCCTTGAAGCGGTCGGCATCACTCTTCTCGGATTCTTTTTTGATTGGTGTTTCTTTAAAATCCGAGAAAATAGAATACATCGCCAAATCAACTATATCCACACAAGCTGCTGCTAAATCGGGTTTAAAGAATGCTACGATTTCGCATTTTTTATCCGTTATAGCTATATCGATAACTTTGATATGTTGAATCCTATCAATAGAGCCTAATGGGTCTATTCTATCAGCAAACACCGAGCCTGCAATCTTTATCAAATTACACTTCGTAATCTGCAAGACAGACCCTATCTTAATATCTTCTATTCTAATCATAATCTTTATTTTTAATTATGTCTATAATATCCTGCTCTTTAATTTTGAGAAAGTGATAGAAATCGATTCTCTGAACACTTTTTACGCAGTGAAATTTGCTCAAATCAACCCCGTAACAGTCTATTGATAGAGTTACTATTGGATAGTTGTAGTTCTTGTCTGGAACTTTGAACGTCACTGAAAATCGCTTGTTTATATAGTCAATATCATCAACCATTCCGCAAACCATATTATCGTATTGGAAGACTACATTCTTGAAGCTTTCCTTTTCCTGACCTTCTAGGTTTTCGATAAAATATGCCGCAGGTGCAACAAACAGATTCTTTTTGTAATACCTTTCCATAAGCTATTTATTTTTGTAAAACACAATCATTGTATACACAAAACACGCAATACCCACTGCAAGTAATACACATGGAAACACAATATTTCCACCTCCGTTATGAGGTAGCTGTGGCGCTACTGGAGCGTATGGAATATATGCAATCATAATCTATTCCTCCTTATCTTTTAGTTCAACGAAATCTCCAATGCCCAAACGAGCCTTATTGATACATGATGCAATCCAACCAATCAGATAGGCAGAAGGCTCGCCGCCGTGCTTCATATCAATAGCATCCTCGATGGCATCGCAGACGTGAGAAGCTTCATGACAACAAGTCCCCATCCTCATAGAATCCTTGCTTGCAAAATTAACAAATGAACAAAGCTTATTATTCGCCTTTTCTCTAACGTTATCGTAGGTTGCTGCGTCATAATTAGAGAAATCAACCATCAAAACCTCGCCATTTCTACCTTCAAAACACTTGTTGGCATCCTCTTGGTTCATTCCAATAGCGACACATAACCTTCTTGGATAGATAACAGGGTCGTATTCGTAATATCCTTTCTTCTTCATATTCTCAACTATTTTTATGTTTCAAAATAGGCTAGGCTGCATCATTTACAACTGAATGCGCTTGCAAGCCTTGTCGTAATATTCTTTGTTCAGTTCAAAGCCGATAAAGTTCCGCTTCTCCCTGATACAGGCAATAGCAGTAGTGCCACTGCCCATGCAGTTGTCAAGAACCAAGTCACCTTCATTAGAATGCTTGGCTATGATTTCCCGAATCAAGTCCACAGGCTTCTGCGTAGGGTGAAATCTACCTTTATCATGACAGATAGGATAGGAATACACACCATTATCATATTCACTCTTAAATATCGGTGACGTACCCTTAACGGCACAGATAGCGAACTCTCTTGCATTCGTGAGATAGTTAATTTTACTATTAATAGGAACGGGGTTCGTTTTCTGCCATTCTATCAGTCGTATCTGATTAAAGCCTACTTTCTCCATAGCCTCTTTTACGATATTAATTTTCCATAAGTCATAAAAGCAGACGATATATCCGCCATCTTTTAGGCATCGATACGAATCCGCAATCATAGCTCTTATATCGAAAGCGTCAGGCTTGTCCCATTCACCGAAATCAATGGATATACGAAACCTGTCGGTATCTTTTCCTGTTGGACTGGATTTTGCGTAATTAGAATCTTTTGAAATTGCGTATGGCGGGTCGGTTATAATCAGCGAGATTGAATCCTGGCTAATCTTCTTCATCCCCTTTAGGCAATCTTCATTGTATATTCTATTGCATTCCAATAAATCATCACCATTGCCGCTCCAATAATCGGCATAATCATCGAGTTTATCTTCCTCAGATGGTTCTAGGCTGGTAAATGTAGTACCGCATCGGTCGCAACGATATGTATTTTCTACTCGACCATCGGGTATATCGTTCTCTCCGCACCAAACAATATCCCCACCACAGGTAGGACATTTGAGCGTAATGATTTCTAAATTCCTTTTTTCTACCATAAATTCCACAAACTGTTAATTTATCGTTTCTTTACCCTCCCAATATGCCATTTCTGAAATATCCTACACTTATAGACCACATACCCCATTGACTTCAGTTTCGGATTCTGATTCAGAAACTCCCAAGCATCATCCTCTGTCTCGTATGCGACCTTCGCCTTCCAAGAATGAACTTTTTTAGTCCAATGTTCGGGGTCTGGTTTGAACGGCGGCACTTTATTAGGATTGTGATGATTCTTCCTCATAGCTCAATGATATTAATGCAACTATCATCAACTGTGACATAGCAATCAAGTGTCTCGCGTCTGTAGCCACCGAAATCAATAAGTATCTCAGAATCTTCACTTGCGCAAATGAACTCTTTGTTGGCAAGTAATTCATCCTTAGTAATGGTTTTCTTAACCTCACTAAAATAAATTCTTCCAACCATAGGTGCATTGATAATGCCGCCGATTTTTACAACATCATCATCTGATGTTATATATATGATAGGCAAACTACCGTCTGCTTTCTTAAATTCCGTATTATTTAAAAGCTCTGCTTTGTTCATAATTAGTTACTTTTTAGTTGATGATGGTTTGCGACCACGTTTCTTTGTTGTATCGCGCTTGCTAGATGTATAATCCAATGCTGATTTCTTCGGTCTGCCTGGTTTTCGCTTTAATGGAACTGGCTCTTGATAAGGTAACTGCAACGTCTCACATTCCTCATCTTCGCCAAATTCGTTCTCGAATTCTCTTCCTTCACGCTTCTCAGAATCGGCATCATAGGCGCGCTTCCACTTGCGCTTGGCAACCTTCAACTGTTCTTTCTTGAACGCCTCTGATTCCTCATGAAGCTTATCGTAGTCTATCTCAGGTGCATCAAACTCACCTTCAATACTGCATTCGGGAGTTTTCTCAACGTCCTTTGATTCCATTTCCTGATGAATGCGGTCTTCCTCTGAAATGTATGGCTCATCGTCAACTTTCTGCTTATGACTAGCATTATACTCGTCAATGAACTCTTTAATTTCTTTCTTGGAGCATCCATCTTTCTTCATTTCTGCCAACTCAAACTCGAACTTCTGACGTTCAATGTCCTCAAATCTCGTTCCGTCTAAATCGCTTCCCTCGTTGAGTACGTTGATTTTCTTGTTTTCCTCATTAGCTCTCATCTGTTTGTCAATGGCAATCTCCAATAACGCGTGATTAACGTCCGATTCCGTCATTTCATCGACCTCATAAGCCCTAGGGTCTTCACCAAGCTCGTTTTTCAGAAAGTTCTTCTTTGCTTCGATGCATCCGCTCGGCAAAAACTGAGCCTCATCAAGATACATGTAAGGATGAATGCTCTTGATAGACATGATAGGACTCGGTGTACCGAAGTCTTGCAAAAGCTTCATGTATTTGTCCGCATTCTGCTGATAAATACAGTAGCATTCCTCCAAATTGCGCTTCTGAACAAGCACAACTGCCATTATCCAGAATGGGTCTTTACCATCCGTGTAGCGTTTCGGCAATCCCTTCGTCTGCAACGATGCCGCTTCTAACGCCCTGTCAAGTGATTCTTCCTTTATTCGCATATATTCTCAACTTTTAAATGATTACAACTCCTCGGAAGAACCATCGCTAATGGTATCGTCTTTCCTCAACTCCCATTCATCGGCAGTCATAATCTCCCAATGACCGCAAACGTCTTGCGCCAATACAGAACCACGCTTCACCTGTTTGTGAGCACCTGCCATATTGACGGCAGTAACGCTATAAAGCATATCGGTAACGTCCAAACCATCATCGACCGCATCGGTTGCCTTCTTGATGTCTGTAACGATAGGGCAGTCGAACAATGCCTTGATGTTTTCGCCCTTGACCTCAATTGATGTCTTGTATTTGTTCATAATTCGCATATATTTTAAAGCATCCACCGACCGTAGAAGGAACTCGAACCTTCTGTTTGCCTAGACTTGTATCTAAGAGATACGTCCTACCGCCTTGCGGATGCTGTCGTTTCTATTTCCCGCCATTCTTCAACCAATCTTCAATCGTGGTACTGTCACCATCAAACGACTGACCGAAGACGTTTACCAACTTAACCGAACAGAGCAGATACGGAATGTTCTTGATGTTATCCGTTGATGGCTCTGTAGCATCCTGTACCAAAAACAACGCTTTCTTCTGTCTGTAATCGTCATACCACAGGATAAGCGAACCCTCCAAGTAAGCATACAGACTATCCCATGCTTTCTCGGCAGCTTTTATCTGCTCAGTAACGGAAAGCTCGGTTGTTCCGTCAACATCATACCCGAACACGCAGACTGACAACGTAGCGTTGCTGCTCTCATGTCTAGCATTCGGGTCAACGAACACTCTCAACGCGTCATTCTCAGGATAGCTCTCGGTATATACACCCTTCTGCTTTCCCTTGGAGTTCAATCCATCCAATGACTTGTAGCGGACAGAACCGCCGCCAAAATCATCCTCCAGACTCTTACGCAATCCGTCTGCCTTCCAAGCTCCCTGCTCGGACTTCAAGTAACGCTGTATGTAGAATTTCTTTTCTGCCATATTCCAAAGTCGGTAATTCGTAAATCAAATATTTATGCTGCAAATATACGCCAAAAAATCAAGCCAAAAATGAACTTTACATAGTTTAACAAATTGCAAATTTGTATCAAAATCCCCATATCCACTATTAAATATATGTTATCCGCATAAATCAGATTTTTCATATTGAAAATTTAACATTTGAAGCAATTCCCATATAATAATAACACGTAAATAAACTATTGTACCCTCGCGCGCAGCCGTAGTAGGGGATGTCAACCCCTGTATATAGTAAACTATATACTCATCCCCTAAGAAGAAAGGCTTCGCAAACAACCCCTGCAATAGACTATCGAAACTGCAATCCATATATAGCAAAAACGAACCTTAAAGTAGAAAGCAGTCTTACTTTTCCGCAAAAATAAAAATAGCTCAAAATTCGCGTTCTAAGACGTTCAAAATAATCTGGTGATAAACTACACCACGAAGCTGCATAAAACGCTACCTGACGCACAGAAATAAGCAAAAGTAGATACTATGAAACTTTATACAAAAAGAAAAGTAGATATGATATTCTCAAAAATGCTCAAAATTCGGTAGAAAAGCCGAATTATTAAAATCATAGTATTTTACAAAAAAATAAAAAATAAAAAATAAAAAATTTCGAACGAGAGCTGACCCACCTTGCGAGTGCCAAAAGCGGGGGGGGTGGGGTGTAATTTGCCCTATATACCTATAAATCACTGAAAAATAAGCGTTTTATTTGCTACAAAAAGGGACGTTTTATGGCAAAAACGGCAAAAATGCGGCTTTTTTCGCTTCTGTTTCTGTTTTCTTCTGAACAATCCAAACAGAAGAAAAAGCGAGAAAACAAAAGGTAAAAAGATAAAACGTTTACGCAAAGGTGCGGAAAAACTTGAAATTTCCCAAAAAGTTTTCTGTTTAGAATCAATCTAAATAAGAAACGAAAACAGAAAGCGAGTATAAACAGAACGAAAAACCAAACATCAAACTTTATTTAGAAATAATCTAGATAATTAAAAGCGTATCAAATAAACGGCTGCAAACAGACTCAAACGACAAAGTAAGTACTTTCTATCTATCATAAAGAAAAACGGCTGCAAACATCAAATAAAAGCGTTTTAGGCGTTTTCCCTATATATAAGGTACTCGCATACGTACCTAATAAAGAAAACGGCTGCAAAGGTAATTTTTGAGGGCTGCAAAGGTGCAAAGATAAGAATAACCTATATTATCACACAACAACCCCGATTTAACCTATCATTTTGCAAAGTGGAGATTACATTTTATGTAATGATTTAAGAAAATACAGTTATTTTCAAGAAAAAAGCGAGAAAAAACGTAATTTTTTGCCTAAATGTTTTGCCGTTTCAAATAAAAGCAGTACTTTTGCAGTGCATTTAAGGAAATAAGGATGCTTACTTAAGACATAGGAATCCATATATAACAATGCTTCGCTCTTTGATTTACTTATATGTTAGCGTGATAATGAAACGCTTACTATTTGCAGCCGTGACTCTGTTTATAACAGATAGCGCAAACGTAAGATAGGCATTATCTTAATATCGTTATCAGAAACCTAACAAATGTTAGTGTAACAATACGATATAGTAGTATTAAGCGGTTTGCTAGTTTGCCATCAATAAAGAAACTAGTAGCAACAATTTAAAACGGATAGGCTATTATACGGAAGGTAGCTACATTCGTACTTATTTATAAAGCACTGAAACATTCTAAGGTGAGTAGTGAAAAGTTAGAGTAACGAAATGAAATGAATGATAATCACAACACATAAATAAGTACGGTTATTGTAGGCGAAAACCTCAGCCGTTGGCAATTAGGCGGATTAATTGATAGCCACAAATTAGTAACTTAAAATTTAAAGCAATATGATGTACGGTGAATTTGTAGAGCGCACAGGCGTTTATGTTAGTATTGATGAGTTCAATACTATTGTTGAGGTTTATAATAATAGCGATGTGGACAAAGATGAGTTTTGCAAGTTGTGGGCAAAAATGAACTTTGCTAGAGTTAAGGCGGAAAAGGAGAAAAAGAAAAAGGAGGAAAAGGAGGCAAAGGCTATCGAGTACATTACAAAGGTACACAATAAGCTATCTGCAAAGTTAAATAAAGATTTTATGGTTAACTTCAATATGTTAGCTATTCACGTTATCGGCTCGGCATCTTACAAGAAATTAGTGGATGCTATGCACGTATGCGGCATTATTGAGATTGATGAGTATTGTCCACTTGTTCATTACGTATCAACTCTGGACAACTCTATAAATGAGTATTGGGAAAAAGTAGCAGAAAAGCATATTTAAACAAAAAACCCACTACCTTAAAAAAGTAGTGGGCACAAATTAAATCGAAAAAATCGAAATAACTTGCTTACTTAAGACGGCTGCAAAGTTATTAGTTTTTTCCGAATTAGCAAAATTAATTAGTAACTTTTAAATATTTTAGGTATGAAGACTTATAAAACAAATTATTCTGTAGCTGTAAATTGGTGTAATAATGCGCTTATCCTCTGCAACAATATTACAGAGATAGACCCTTCTATTTATGATAATATGCGCTTTGAATTGTTTGATGAAGAAGACGGAACTCAAAGAGATATTTATCAGTGGTTTATTACAGATTGCACCGATGACGATGTAGAGTACTTGGAGCAAACATTCGGATTGCTTTTCACTTATTCAGACATTTTGGATAAGTATATCCTTTGCGTTGACCATTTCGGCACAAGTTGGGATTACGTTGAATGGACAACTACAAACGAATTGGCAAAAAGAGAATTAGGAGAAAAGAAGTAACTTAAAACTAATTGGAGGGCTATATATGACAAACAAAGAAATTGAAAGCTATAGAAATAGTTATAAGGTGGTGAATGGTATAGGCTTTTGTCGTGTGAATAATGATATAAACGGGAATCCCCGTTATGTAGTTCATTTTCTCGCTTTTACTACTGACGAAGAAATGAGAAACGACAATTTAAGCCAAAGTCAATTGTATGCAATTGCCAAAAAGCGTGCAAATGATTTGGGCTTTTCTGTTTATCGTGCCAATTGGTACGGAGGCGGTTTTGTCGGTCAATCTTATTCTTTGGTTGATACGGCAAACAAAATTAATGAGATAGTAAACAAGTAATAGTAAAAACCTTTGCACTCGCTTATTTGTGGGTGCAAAGGTGCAAATAATATAAGGATATGAAAAAGATTAGAATAAACATTTTGATAGACTTCTATACCGACAAATTGAGCGATATTGCAAATCGTGTATCAGTTTTAGCAGCCACGGCACAACAAGAAGACGAAAAACCAAATTTTCACAAAATAGCAAAGGAGGCTAAAGCCCTGTTTGCCGATTACATTGTATTTAAGGCAAAAGCACGTAAATTTATAGATTTAGTTGGTATGCCTTACGGTCAAATGTGGGCAAATGAATATGAATTGCGTGCTGCAAAGTACTTCGATTTTCTTTTAAACTAATTGGATATGGATATAACAATACCATTCGTTTTCGCCCTTATATCTTACGTATTAGGTATTATTGTAGGGCGCAATTGGAATAAGTACGTAAAAGAGTAAATAACCTTTTAAAACGCAAAGAAAATGAGAAAGATAGAGCAAAGAATGGTTAACGCTATAAATAATAAAGTTAACTATAGAGAAAGTAATACAGAAGTAATTGTTAAGGGTGCAAATGTATTTGTACGCTTGTATGATACATATATATATGCAAAAGTACGTGGCAAGGTGTATTTTTCCGATGGTGGTTTTAACACGGCTACAACTAGCAGCCGTTTGCGTGCGCTTGGTGCAGACTACAGCACAAATAACAAATTGTGTGGCTGCAAACTTACTAGCCAAAAGGAAATGCTTAATTTGCGTTATTACGGCAAAAAGACAATATTATAAAACATATTGGATAGGTGCAAAGATAGTCGGTATCTGTTTACGGTTCGATTCCGTTTGCACCACAAAGTAAGTAACATTTAAAGTTTAGGTGATATGAAAGAATTAAAAAAGTTAGCATTAATACTCCGTGCTTTGGGTATTACGGCAAATGTAGTAAACGAAGAAATTACCTATAAAGGTGTACACGATTATGATAATATATTTTGCGAGTGCAACAAAGGTATGGTACATTTTGATGTTTGGCACGAAGATTTAAATGAATTTGAGTTGCATTTTACCTTCAAAAGCACTTTGGTGTATGATACCTTATATTTGGATAGTCTTATTCAGGTAGTTAGCGAAATAACTAGTACTATCGCTAAATTCGAGGGTTAAATAATAGAGTGTGTGCCCTTATATTTTCCCTTTGGTACACTTTATCAAGTGGGAAAATATAGGGCTATATAGAGTAAATAAACGGCTAAATTTAGAAAGATATGATAGAGATTTATAAAACTAAAGATTTCAATAAATATATGCTCCATAGAAGAGAAACATTTATTGAGGAGTGTGAAAAGATGAATAAGCGAAAAGCAACAAAAGAAGACTATAAACTAGCTGCTGATTATTTCCCTTTGATATATAATAACAGAAATGAACTGAGAAAAACAGGTTATGTTTGTTGGTGCTCACATACAGGATTTTATCAAGTTCATAAAACCAAACCTGCTTAATATATCAAATAGCCGTACTTACCTATAAGGTACGAAAGTTTGCGACTTGGTACGGCACAATTATATATTGCTTAAAAGTTACTATAGCCGTGTGTAGTTAAAGACTACCTCCAAAAGCGAGATTTGGCAAAGATGAAGGATAGCGCATTTAAAGATGGCTATTTGAAGACTGAAAAGAAATCATATAAGAATGAGTGTAATAAGCAAGTAGAAAAAGATTGTTTTATTGCACCGATGGCGAGCGTGAATGTGCTATCTTTTGTGTGTTCCTTCTGTGTAGTTCAAATCTTTGCATTGGTAGCTAAGTTTGAAAAGTTGGCTAGCATTGGTAGCAAGAAAAGAATGTTTATCAAGCAGAAAGATAATAATGAAGTACTTTGCACCGTGAAAGTACTTATCAACAAATACTACTCTAAGCTATCTTTGCATTGTGCGAATGATGATTTGCGCCCTGTTATGAGAAATATATGCTTGGATATTAGAAACGGCAGGGCAGCCGCTAGCGATGGTCACACGATGATGATTAAGGGCTTGGATGTGGTAAGCACGGAACATTTTACATACGATTACAATTTGCCTTTGGTAAACGGAAAAGACTTCAAAAAAATGTGCTCATTGGCAAAGTCTGGTAGTACACTTACTTGCAAGTTGGTACGTGAACCAAACGGTAATACATATTGGGTATCTGAATGCTGTGGATATTACTCTAAGACTGAGGCAAACAGATACGTAAATTTCTCTTCTGTATTACCAAAGATTAATCCTGATAATCTTTGCACCATCAACGAAAAGACTTGGAAGGGCATTTCTAAATGGTTGAAGAAAAACAAAGGTTTTAATTCTATCGGTTTAGTAATAATCAAGCATAAAGAAAATGATAATCGTATTACATTCACAATTAACGGAATGTATGATAATCATGATGGTATTGAGATTTCTTGCGAGTGTGAAAAAGTACCAAACAAGAATTTTGCGATTGGATTAAAGATTGATAGTCTGCTGAGATTTGAAAACTTCAATTTTGTACTTGGAAGATATGCTAATGAAGCTTTGGTATATGTAGGTAGTTTGGAAGTTGGTATGATGATGCCGATGTTTATTGATGATGAGTATGACGGATTCAAACTATCTGATGGCTACATTGGTGCATACGATTATTGTGGCTTTGCTGAGTCTTTTGACATGCCTACAAATAAGCCTACAGAAGACGTTATTCCTACAAAGGTGGATAATATTACAACTGAGGAAAAAGAGTGCGCTACAGAGAAAAAAAATGAGCAAACGAATAAATCTGCAAAGGTAGTACCATTGGATAAGCCTAACAATAAGTTTAGTTTTGATGCTATCGGTGTAAATGTAGGCGATGCACTTACATTCATTGATGGCACAGAGGTTATTGCAGCCGAAGACAATAAGGTATCATTTTGTGGCGAACTGTTCACTTTGTCGGGATTCTGCAAAGAGTTTATGCCCGATGATAAGCGAACAAAAAGTAATTCCTATCGTGGATGCGCTTTCTTCTTTAAGGATGGTGTTAAATTGGAAAAGCTATTCAAGGAGCAGCAAAAGAAATCATTGGTAAGCAAAGAAGAAATTGCAGCCGTACCTGATGATAATGACTCATTGCAAAATACAATAAATGCGCAGGTTAAATTCTATCTTGAAAACGTCTGCTATATTCTTGGTGAAGACGGAAAACCGAGAAGATGGAACGTGATTAAGTATCTGAAAGAAACCGATGAATTTGTTATTGAGTGTATGGATATACCTAACAAGCCAACTTGGATAGAGGATAGAAAGCAGTTTGCAGCTAGGTATCATTCTATGAGCATCACGGAAAGCAGATACTACTCCATTATCAATAATGACCCGATATTGAAGGAAATCTGCAAAGGGCAGTACAAAGAACCATTGGATAGCGTGCCAAATGAGCATCAAGCGAGCGATAAATGCACCGAGCGGACAATTACACCACCTGCAAATGGAAACGTCTCAGAGCGCAAAGAAACGGCATCAACCGCAAAGGTTGTGGCTATCTCTATCGGTGTTCCTGCATGCTTGGATATTCCACCGAACAATATGCGGTTGGATATTGCAGCAAACAAGCCATTTCCTACAGCTGTAGGCGATTGCTTATGTGGTGTTGGCAAAGTAGTACACACACTACCTTTGCCGCCTCCACAGAGCAAAAGAATGAGTGAATTAATAACATATACAAACTTTTATAATACATCATAAAATGAACGTAAATCAATTAAGAAAGGCTATCAAGGTAGCCAAAGCAGCAAGTAAGGTAATTTACATTGCTATTCATAATAGCCGTTTTCATATCGACTTCAATAACTGCAAGTATAGAATAGACGGAACAAATGAGCTTCTTATAATAAACGACTCATTTCTTAAAGATACAATCATCTTGGATATTCATCAAATAATGTTTATCGAAACAAATTTCAAACATTAATCAACTAAAAGAAAGGTACGAAAATGAAAGTACATCACATAGCGCATTATGAATATGGAAGAAGACCACATTCAGAAATGAGAGAAAAGGAATTTCCTACACGTTGGGAGGCTGAGAAGTTTTGCGAGGAGTGGAGTAGAGACCATTGGTGTTTTGGTGGTGCAGCATGGGTAGAAAGCACTACAGAACCGAGACCTATAACCGCTAACGATATTCTCGCAGCAGCAGTTATCAAAAAGATTTTGAGATATTAATCAATATGAAACAGACTTCATTACCAGAGGTTATTTACTTAGATGTTGATAACCTTACTACAGAGAATAATAGTGCTGCATTGGTAGCGAGTATTGAAGAACCGATTAATATTATCGGTGTAATTTAATAACAGAAAGGGTAAAGATATGAACGAATTGGAAAAGTTAATGATAGCAGAATCAAAGAAGAATGCTATTGATGATGAGTTGATTAAAGATGAGCAGCAATGTGAAAATGATAAAGCCGACAATTGGCAAATGGAAACGATGGATAAATTACGTTTCTTGGAAAACTATAAATGCCGACTTGAAGAAAAACGTTCACGTGGCGCATTTTTCATCTATACAAATGGTAACGGAACAATTGAGGTTGCATTGAATTGGGAGTATGATAGAAGTATCAATAAGCGCAAAAGCGTTACTAGATACCACACAGATATGCCGCTCAAAATCAATTGGAACTATTCTATGTGTGGTGGTGATAAGTCTGAGTTAAGTCTAGAAGACTTCGTGAAGGAATTGGTAAGACGTGGAATTATTAAAGTGGAGGGTTAAGTTATGAAAGTATATGTAGTTATCACTTCATACCAACATGGATTGGGTGAGGCAGTTGAGGTTGAGGCAGAAGTATTCTCAAACAGAGACAAGGCTAGAAAAGCGATGGGGGACAAAGGTCTGAACACATTGGAAAGTTATAAACAAGCATTGGATTGTGACGATTTCCAAATCAGCGTTTCAGATTTCTTCTATCACATCTCAGACAACGAAGGTGAGACGTGGGATAATTTCGATATTGTAGAACAAGAATTAAAGTAATAAGACTATGGAGATTAAGAATGCAGCTTATTGCCCTATCAACGAGAAAGACCTTTGCCTTGATGAGTTGGTAAGAGATTTGTTCAATGATGGACAATACTCTTGGAATAAATACAATACAGAAATGGTTGGATTTGTAGGAAACGAGCCAGTATTGGTACGTCTGGAAGCAGACAACAAATTGTTGGTTAGATTCCTTGGCGGTGTTTGGTGTCCTGATGTTGTGGAGAAATGGGTGAAGAGAATTGAACATAATAAGAATGATGATGTAAATTACGTAATTGATTCTCCTATGTTTGGAGTGATTGAGAATGACCGAGAGCGTAGAAGTGGCGATTTTTATGTTTCATTCTATTATCGTGGATAATAAATAGCAGAAAGTAACGTTTTAAGTAATAAGAGATAGGATAGGAGATAGGAGAAATGAAGACAATAGAAATCAAGAATGAAGGTGGCGCATCTGTAAAATACGACATCGTGAACATCGGCTGCAAGGATTGCCCTTACTGCATGATGGCAGAAGGTCACTACCTTTGCCGTTCAGACAAAAGCTGCAACGCAAAGGCAAACATGACCGATGATGATGAGCCAAAGCAGAAAGTAATAATATACAGTCGTGTCTCTACTGAAAAGCAGACATTGGAGCAGCAGGAAAGAACAATCAACGAATGGTTGAATTGTCACAATCTGAAAGCTACTCACGAAGTGAAGGAGGAAGGAGTATCGGGTAAGGTATCTTATAAGGATAGAAACCTTGGTAAGGTAGTATTGCCGATGCTTGATAAGGGTGATATACTTATCGTGTCAGAGGTCAGCCGTATCGGTCGTTCTATGAGCGACATCAATAAGTTTGTTAATGACGAGCTGAAACCACGTGGCGTGCGCTTGGTAATTGTGCAGATGGGCATTGACCTTGATTGCAGCCATCTGAAAGCGATAGACGAAATGCTACTATTCGCATTCTCATTTTCGGCACAGATGGAACGTGAACTCATACAGGAACGAACACAGAGCGCATTGGAAGTACGCAAGCAGAAGTTGGCAGAAGACGGAGAGTTTATCTCAAAGTCAGGTAAGGTCGTAAAGAAGTTGGGCAGACCTAGAAAATGTGACTTATCAAATGCACAGAAGGCTGCATCAGAAAAGCGCAAGAAAGAGGCTGCTGAGAAACCTTGCAACAAGGCTATATGGAATGTGGTTAAGAAGTGTACCAATGACTTCACTGAATTGACCACACCTAACTTTGCTGATGCAGCTATGATGTTGCAGCAGATGGGTGTTTATTCGTCCACTGGCAAGGTATTAACTAAAGAACTAGTAAGAAGTGCGTATTACAATCTACGCTCAGTCTATGGCAGTCAGGTTTATTTTAGACGTGGTTCTGCCAACTATCGTGTAATGCGAGAAAAGGGTATGACTGATGAGGAGATTCAGCAGTATTACAAGGAACTGAATAACAACAACAATAATACAGAGGAGGAATAATTATGTCGGAGATTATTTGTAACAATACAACAACATTCCTTGCAAGACGATTGTTTGATAATGGCGAGTCTTTGGTGTGCAAGGGTGATACGTACAAGAGAGTCGGAACGATTGAAGGTTTAATAACCACACTGACGATTACTGGAAGAGATAAGAATATATATTCTTTCCGTATCATAGACGAACAACATCAACCTTATAAAAACTTGACTAAGGTAATATACAATAGATTGGCAGGCGAGCAAAAAGACTTTATAAGCTCGATAGGTCAGATATTTTTAGACAAGCAGGGTTATTGGGTTATGTTCGAGGATTGTAGTTACCCTTATAACCACACAACGTTGGAGTTTCATAAGATTGGTATTTACTCATAAAACGGAAAAAGTTATGGCATTCTTAATAGCAATTTGGCTAATCGGCACATTGTTCGATTGCGCCATGGGCAGAAATAAAGATTAAAATTTCTGCCATATACACAATATAATGACGCATATTGCGTTATCTTTTGAAAATAATATAAATATTATAGCCCTACGCAGCACGGATAAGCGAAAAGAATATGGAGAATATATTAGAAAAGACGGTGAAGGAAAATGGAAATATCGACTTAAACGAATTAAGTTGGAAGCAGGTCATTACACTCATGAACGTCTGGGATTCCAGCTTCGCAAGAAATGAGAACACGTCGTTCTCGGAGATGGTGAAGCGATGTTATAAATCACGCCCATGGCACGAGAATGCGAATATTATCTATTTGCATCGAGATAATCAGAAAACTACCATCCTCCCTCACGCATGCTATAACCTCAACGAAGCAGAGGAAAATATGATATTTAATTTGCTCAAAAAGCAATTAAAGTGAATCTCTACGGATGCAGTAGAACGAAAAAGCCCCGACCTAAGCCGGGGCTACCACAGACCATTACAGTCTGACATCTACGATAGTAGAAATTTGCTCTTTATGAGCGTTTAAATCCGCAGACTTCAAGAAGCCTGACCGCCAACGGAAGTTTATTTTTATTCCGATTCCATAAAGGTACGATTGAAGTCTTCCGAAGACAGGTGCAAAGATAATAAATAAAACAATACGGTGTATCATTTCACCCAATAAATTAATATAAATTAAGTTTCAGCCCTCGACATTATGGTTAAGTCTTAAATTATGAAGAAATATCAGATATATTACAATAATACGGTTGAGATAAACAATGTTGCAGAGTTTGATACATTGGATGAAGCAAAGCAATATTGTACCGACAATACGAAAGGATATGATAAGGTATGCGACAATGATAACTGCTGGGAAGATCGCAGCAATAATTTTCATTATGAAGTCTATGATGGAGTTAAGGAAATCCTAGACGAGGATGGTGATGTTGTTGATTTCAAAGACCCAGTTTACGAAACAGAGCAGTTTTATTGCGATTAATAAATCATTCAGCCCTCGCTATCACGGTCAAAGCAAAAGTATGAAGAAGAATATCGACAATTACATTGGTAGTATCGTTCACGACAACGAAGATGCCATTATGAATGGTTGGTACAGCAGCATTGCAGACTATATCATCCACAACGCTGAGAATGGTGCAGGTTGGTATGAGTACTTTGATGATTCAGAGACCGAGGATAACTTGGGTGAGCCAACACAAGAGCAAATAGACGAGTTGGAGGCTTATCTTGAAGAGAATTACAACTATCTGCCTGAGTAGTATGTATCGACCTCCAAAGACCACCAAAGAGCATTTGTTATTCTCCTTGGTGGTAGTTATAATATTACTAATTATTAAATACATTTTCAAGTTATGAAAAAGATTTTGATGTTTATGGCAATTATGATTGCAGCTTTCTCTATGGTGGCTTGCAGTAGTGATAGCCGTGAAGATGAAGTACCAGACACTCCACAAGATAAAAAAACGACATTGGCGGATTACGAGGGAGTATGGGAAAACAGAAATGATGATATGTTTTTTAGTGTGACTTCTGACGGATATGTATTATATAATCTATGGGAATGTATGCTTGGAAGAGGAAAGGGAACGCTAAGAAATGATACTCTTATCGTAAAAAATGAATATTCTAAAAGAACAGATTCTTTGGTGCTTTACAAACCTGTCGAAGACCAATTAGCGATTAGAGGTAAAGTGTTTGGTAAGGACACAGGCAAGGCATACAATGCTAATGGTTTGTATTTTAGTCTCAACAAAGAAAAAGTGCCAATAACATCCTTCGCTGGCGATTACTGGACTACACCAGGTGGTCTAAATGCTTATTTTGGCAGTTTTGACGAAAAATATATAGTCTTAAATGATTATATATTCCAAAGACAAATCAGCTACAAGTCTGGTCGTTATGAAACACGTGAATATTATTATGTTCCAAGAGAAATAAATTCAAAGTCTGGAACACGAAGATTATATTATGCAGGATATAAAGATGACGAAGTAGTGCATTATGATTATTTTCCATCAAGATAATTATTCACCAACATATATAACATCATGTTTTTGTACTTAATCATTATCCTTGCTGTATATGGTGCAATCTGTATATTCAAGGGTAAGTAGAATTTGGCTGGCTCATTCGTTTGGGTCAGCCTATTTTGTGGAATATGACGCAAAAACTATCGCACCGATAAATCATACCAACGAATTATTTTAACCGCTTACAGAAGAAATTTTCACTATCTCTTTGAGTTCCCCGATATTTTGCCTATCTTTGCAAAGCAATTATTCTTTGGAACTCATATATCTATCTCAGCCCTGCCGTTGGTGTTCAATGGTGGGGCTTTACTTTCGCATTTCTTTTATACCTATCATATCGCCCTGCATCATCATTTTTGGTGGTGTGGGGCATTTTTTGTTTGTTAAACAAATATAATATTTCCCCTAAAATACCCGTATCTCTCATTATCCCATATTAATAATTTTAACGGAAAAATAAGTACACTCAGTCTGAAATAAAATGCTTACCTTTGTGTCGCAAATGAAAGGTGTAGAGGCTGAGTAATATGTTGAAAGGAAAGATATTGCCATTCGGCTGGCAACCGATTGTGCACACATTTATGCCAAATAGTAAACTCCGATGGGCTAACCTCTACCTCTGACCCATTGGGGTTTCTAATTTAAATATCAGAGGTATGCATAATATTAGATTAGGAATAGAGCAAGCTAAGATTGCACTGAGCGACAAAGACCGCTTGGTGGCATTCTGTTTTGCCCTAAAGATTAAGTTCCTTTTCCGTGCATCAGACCTTCACTATAACTCAAAGAATCAAGCAGCGAAGGCTCTTGGTTTCAATAAGCCAACATTTACGCAATATCTGAATTTGGCAATAAAGTTTGGTTATTGCAGAATAGATACTAATAAGTTCGGTGTGAAGAAAATCATAGCGAACAAAATTCATAGTAGCGAATATTATAGTTACAAGACAAGACGAGGAGAAATAAAGCATCTTAGTTTGCCAGTCCTTAAAAATCTTGTGCGAAAAGCTGTTATCTGTAACAAGATAAACACTATCGAAGAAGTCATCAATACGCATGGTAGAGCCGTTAATGGGCACTCTATTACAAGTGTACGAAACGCTCGTAAGACGGAAGCTCGTATGTTGAAGAAACCATTCGATAAGAAGTACACTGGAAGTTACTCTAACAGCAGAATGATGCAAGATATTAATGGAACTATGTATCAAGCTAAGAGTGTTATAAAATCACTCGTTAAGTCTGGAATAGTGCAAAAGATAATCCAATGCACCGAAACAAACATTGATGCGTGCGTATGCACCAACAATCAAAGTTTTCGTACTGCAGATGGAACACTCATAATTATTTCTGCAAAATACAGGAAAGGTCAGTTACGTTGTGCCAATAAATACAAAGTTCTGAAAAAACAAATATCTAAGGCAAAAAGCGGAACTAACCAACACAAAGTTGAGCATAAAATTAAGTGGGTAAAAAATCGCATATAATAATAGTAGTGGCAGAGCGGAGATTTCGCATGAATGCGACTGAACCATTTTAAAAAAGAATAACAACATAATAGAGTAGAGATTATGAAAAATGATATTGTTAGAGATACTCCATCATTGGAGGAGTTTTGTAGCTACATAGAGAGAAAAGGATATGATATTGACCCTTTCGCTCTCTATAATGAGTTCGATGCTAGAGATTGGACTACAGCAAAAGGTGTTCGTACTAAGTTATGGACTTCATTAGTTGACGCTAGAAATAGTGTCGTGAGTCAGAGACGAAAGAACGACCAGGCAGTTCTTCTTGGCATTCCAAAGCAAAGAAAGCGTGAAAGCAAGCAGAAATACCAAAGAAGAGTAGCTGCTGCTAGAACAAAAGCAGTAAAAATGAATTATGATGAGTTTCTGCAAGACCCAAGATGGCTTGCATTCCGACAATTTATATTTGCGGTTCGAGGTCACAAATGTGAGGTTTGCGGTTCTACAGAGCGATTGCAGGTACACCACGTAGGCTACAAGAAAGGTTTGCTCCCATGGGAATATACCTGCAACGATGTTAAGGTACTTTGCCGTAATTGTCACGCAAGAGTTCATGGTAAGTACGAAGTATAAAAGTAAAAAATAAGAAATAAGAAATAATATGGCTAGAATCACAAGAAACAAAGCTGCCGAGATACTTGGTTTATCTAGACAGACTATTAGTAACTACATCGAGCAAGGTCTCATTGGTAGTTGTGTTGGCGAGCATGGTATCTTGTATGTAAACAGCGAGGACGTTGAGAGAAATACGCCCAGAAGTACAAGATGCTTGCAGTCAACGAAAAG